TACAGATAATTTATGAATCCCAGCCTTCTAATCTTGTTTTTCCTGGCGGATAATCGTAAATATATGCTGAGCCGCTGGGATTTTTCTGTGCATGTATTTTGTTTTCGACATTGTCGTGTATATTTTCGGCATTGTCGAGTATATTCCCGACATTGTCAAAAATATACACGACAATGTCGAAAACAAGCTAACCTTATATCTGCGGTATCTTTTTGCTATGTGTATGATTTGTTTCTTGCAAAGAAAAAACACTCCCGATTATCTATTAATAGTTTGATAATCAGAGAGTGTTTTCTTAGGAGCGGTAGGCGAGGCTCGAACTCGTGACCCTCAGCTTGGGAAGCGATTGCTCGATTTGTTTTATTTGTTTGTGTATTAGCGATTATCATTTTGGTGAAAACGGTTTTTGTAAAACTATTGTGAAACAAATGCAGAAATTGTGTCAAAAGAAGCCTTTTATGATTTCCTGAACATATCTCCTTTTCCAAGTAGTAACCAGTCTGATGATACATTGAAATCTTTAATCAGGGGAACTAACCATGATACTTGAAAGTGCCCTTTATTATAATCTCTTTTTTGGGCATAGAAATTTGACTTGTCAATACCATATAGTCGACAGTATGTCCCTTTTGCCTTTAATTTCTTCATGGCGATAAGCGCATCAATCGCTGCAAAAAAGCGACTGATTATAGCAATCGTATCATCCGTATATACTCTGGTTCTACTCATTGTTGTTGTTTTCTGTATTTCCTTTGTTTAGTCTCAATCCCGTTTTAGCATTGAGAGGGGAAACGACTTTTTTTCCGGTTTCTTCTTCCAGTTTTAATCGTGCTTCTCGTGCAATGTTCCCGCCACGACGTGCAACGTCTATGTGTTCGTTGAATGTTTCAGGGTCGGAAGTCTCTGATATCTGTTTGGTAGATAGTTCTGCAAGCATATTGAGTACAAGTTCCGTGTTAGTCATATTATCTCGGAGATTCTCTTTTTTCAGCCCTTTGAACTTCTTATATTCTTTAGATGTCTTTCCGGCCCATGTTTGATAGATGATGTCTGTCAATGTGGCGAATTGTACACCTTCCTGCAAACCGTGTCGCTTCCATTCGTCGGTCAAGTCTTTGCGTATCTCAATACTTTTAAGACGTTGGTTAATCCAATTGTCGGAATATCCCAGTGCTTTATACTCCATCATAGCCCGATTAATAGTTAGCTCCGGGTCCTGCATTTCGTCCAAGCGTTCTTTGGCTACTTGAGCAATCCAAAGTTTGAAAGGTTCAGCTTTGGGCGAAGGTATCGACTGGATGAGACGAAACAGTTGCTGTGTTGTTGCTACATCTGTTTTATATAATTTTCCATCGGAAGCAGGTAATTTCAGTTGTCCGATTTCTTCGGACAACTGACTTCCTTCGGCTTTTAATTTTCGTTTTAAGTCTCCCCAGTATTTACGAGGACGGTCACTACCTGTTAATATCTCTATGACATCGACAATAGAAAAATACCATTCTTCAGTTTCGTCATCCCAAACGGTACGGACTTTTTTCTCTTCGAATATTTTGATAGTCTCTTTCTTTGTCATATCTGAAATCTTATATATTGCAGATCGCTTTTAAGGCGCTCTAAAGAACTTACATCTTCTCCGGCAATAACAGTCCGGTCGATAGCCTTACTAATTGTGGTGATACCGTCGGATAACGCGACATCATCCTTGTTTCCTGTTGCTACATACGAGGCTAAGGAATTCTTAAATAAATCAATGACTAATTTGTTGTAATCCATAATTTATATCTTTGTATCAAAATTAGTTACATTATGAATACTATAATTGAAATTAATACTGCGTTTACCGGAAGCGGTAAAAGTCGTCGAATAAAACGTACTGTTCTTTTAAACGGCGAAGAGGTTTACAGCGATAGCCGGTGCGCTACTGTCAATTTGCCGGATAGTGACCCAGTAAATAGTTTTATGCATTTCTTGTGCGGAAAGAATCATCCGGTTAATGCAGAAGAGCGATTTGAAAAAATTCTTCTGGCATTTAAGGAAGGTGGTAGCCCTTCACTTACCGGATGTAATTTTTCCCAACAGCAAATAGATCGCATTGTCGAAGCTTTAGAAGACCATCCTCAAAAGGAAGATCATCTAAAGTCTATACTTTCCAGATTGCGCCGATAATCTTGATAAGTACCTCTATCTATTACCAAAATGTCTGTTTCATGCGGCTCTTTGGAGAATTGAACATCTATTACCTCATATATGTGAGCTATATGTTGATCATCTTCCAAGTTGATCTTTTCTCCAATACACGGAATCCTACTGACTTCTATCTCTTTAAAGAAGTCAAATGTTCTGTCTTCACTTAAACGAAGAATATTAATTGTTGCCATAAACTTTATGTCGTTTTTACTTTTTGATGAATCGTGTTATAACTCACTTCCTGCGTTGAGTAATTCTGGATGAGCATCCAGATACAGGTCTCTTAGTGGTAAGCTGAGTACAAAAGAAACATCGCCCAGAGTAATATCGTATGGTTTATCTTCTCCTTGTTCATTTTTTATTGTTATGGAAGGAGCATTATATACGAAGTTTTTGATTCCGTTAAATATTTCATTGTCTGTAAATCCTGCACAGGCAAAATTTGCAGCATTTTCAACATCTAAAGCTGTTTTAGGCTTCATGCCATCTATTTTGGAAAAGAAAAAATCTTTGTGAGTCTCAAGGAACTTGGCACCGTTTACTTTCTTAAATAGTTCTTCTCCCAACTCATTTAATTTTCTTGGACTTTTTTTCATACTAAATACTACTGCTGCGTTTGGGAATTTTTGAATTAATACAGCTTTAATAGCTGATATATCTTCTTTTATATCAGAAACATCGTCTTTTAATTTGTCAACATCTGTTACCAGTTTGTCTATCTTGCCATTATTAGTGATACAATTTGCATGTTTCGTTTTATCTTCCAAAGGTTTGAACCTTTCATAGTAAAATTTCATGGCGATAACTACTATCGTTATCAATACCATATACCATAGCGGAAGAAAGTCTATTAATTTTTCAATAATCTTATCCATCTCGTAAAGATATCATTTAGTATTTAGGTACAACATAAATTATCCCACTAATCCTGATCCGCTTGCATCGGCACATGAGGCATTGTCTCCCTTCTGGACAGCAACCGTTTTTTTGCTTTCTTCAAGAAGTTGTATCAATTTCCCGTTCTGCCGGATGAGCTCTGCGTTCATTTCGTCGTGTCGCTTGCGTTCTTCGTCATGCCGTTTGCGTTCCTCTATGAGAGCTTCTAAGAACTCGTAGGGAACTCCTTTCTTTTTTTCTTCCAAATTATATTTGTCAGTAAGTAATTTTATCATTTGAGGATGCAAACCGCATTCGGCTTCATCTATTACAACAATAGGTTCTTTATCTAGCTTATATTTTAAAATAATATCACCATATTGCTTATATAGAACGGTGAACTTTTTTTCATTTAAAGGGCGTTTTCCGTTTTCTATTGCAGATAAATAAGGTTGTGCTATGCCTAGAACAGTACATAACTCAGCTTGTGATATTTTTTGTTCTTCTCTAAATTTCTTTAAATCAACCATGTAATATAAATTAACACATTTGACAGGTGAAATATTGTATAAACATTTTGCTTATATTGTCAATGTGTTTATATTTGCACCTGTAACGATTATAACAGTCACAAAAATAGCTCAAACGGGATTGTAGAACAAATAAATAGGTAAGAAAATGGAAAAAATGACATTGCTGTGTTATGAGCATCCTCCGTAAGCTACTTGTGAGACAGGTTCTCGATGGTACGAGATAGGCTTTTAACTGTTTCAGATAAATTTTTGTTTGTTACAATAAGATCTTCATTATTAGTAGATGTATTGATGTTGTTAAACATGTTTCCTTTTCCAGTCAAAAGCCAGTCTGTTGATATTAGCTCAAATGAATTAGCTATTTTCAATATAGTATCAAGGCTTATTTTCCTATCACCATTTATTTGTTGATTTATGGTTACTTGGTTTGAGCCTATTTTCTTGGCAAAGGCATTTATGCTTAGGTTATAGTAATCAATGATTTGTTTTATTCTATCTATCATGCAATTTTAACATTAAAAGTTAATTAATTAAAAACAGACAAATAATTAATTCAATTGCTTTTGATATTAATTCAATTGCTATATCTTTGCCACTGTATTAATCATTACAGACACAAAGATAATATTAAACATTGTCACATAAAAAGAAATGAATATGAAAAAGAAAAATTTGACATCGGGATGCTATCAGAGAGTATTCAACCTTTTGGGAAATGGTTGGATGGCTAAGGTTCACAACAAGGAACCTCCGGTGGGGAATATCCACCTAATAGCCGTTTTAACACAACACGATTATGGCATAAGTAGATTAAGTGTCTCTTAACACAACACGATTATGACAAAGTAGGGAGGGCTGGGAGGAAAAAAATAGAGACACTCGAAATTCACATTCCAAGTGTCTCTTTAACACAACACGATTATAACACAAGTGTTACAATCGAGTGCTGCAAAGATAAGCAGATTATTTTTACAGACAATGCTTCGAGGTGAAAAAAGTAATGTCTGATAACACAACACGATTATGATGCATCCGTAAAAGGAGTATTAACACAACATGATTATGACAACAGGTGAACCGCCTGTATCACCTCCAGGCGGTTCTTTTTAACTGATTAAATGATGAGAACGATGAGAGCGATGGAAAAAATGGAATTAAGCAAACAATCATTTAGAGAACTCTATTTGTCGTTGGATAATACGCCACCAAAAAAAGCGTTTATTAAGCGTATGATGGCACTTACTATGAGTTCTGAAACAACTGTTCGATGTTGGATTGCTGGGGTTCAGAATCCTGTACCATTAGCACAGAAAATCATATCAAAGGAATTAGGGGTTCCAGCAGAAGTTTTATTCCCGGCAAATAAAAGAGATAAAAGGGGATGAAACCGATAGAATTCTATACAACACCGGAGGGAGAAGTCACGATTAGGGAACAGGGTTGTGCCGAAAGGAACCTGAAAGAGTCTGATATTGATTTTATTCAACGATTCCTTGAAGTGCTGGAAGAATTCTATCCAGAAGCATACAAAGAACTTCGTGAAACTTATGCCAGATATGACGGTAATAGAACTTGGCGTGATTTTCTCGCGGTCAGGAGGTTCATCAAGTGCAATTTTGGATTGTATGATAATATGGTTGATGTAGATGAGAATTGGAACTTTCATTTTGAGTTTGTTGGTTGTCCGCTAAGGGGGGAATGTAAAGGTTTCAATGTTATCTGTAATCCAAAGTTTAACAGTAAATTGTCGGATAGACAGCTTGAGATAATGCGGTTATGCTACGAAGGTGTTTCTGATAAGGAAATTGCAGATCGAATGTTCCTATCGACTCATACAGTAATTAATCATCGGCGCAATAGCTTCCGGAAACTTGGCGTCCATTCGATGGCAGAATTTAATCGGTATGCGGCTGATAAAGGATTATTTAGAATAGAAATTTGATATATAACACAACACGATTATGGACACATTAAAGAATACTAACAATATTGCCGGTTGGGAAATAGCAGTAGCTTTTATTCTCTGTTTTATTACCATTGCTATTCAACACTATTTTACCAGTTTCTGGGGATGTTTAGCTTCGGCCTTTTTCCTTTTGATAGATGCGGCTTGGATTATAAACATGGGACGATTAAAAAGGGAAAGCCATGACGGACAAAGCGTATCTGATTAAGAATATGTTGATGTACCAAGCCGAACTTGGAGCTGCGGTACAGCGCAAATATGATCATCCAGCATTGGACCTAATTACTCAACGTGAAGCTTTTTTCTTTTTGAAAGAACGGGATACAGCCTATGGTGGTGAGTTTACACACGGTCAGGCGTGGGTTAAAAGAATGACGAAAGAAGGCAAGTTGAATCCGAAGCGTCGGGGGAAAAGTGATAATTCTCCACTGATGTATTCTAAGGCTGAAATGATTGCCCTTTGGAATGCGGAGTACATGGAGATTAACGAGATATTTAAAGGAACACAATTGTAAAAAGAATGGAATATTATGACAACAGATCAGAAGTCAGAACAATACTCCGGAAGAATAAATAATCAGAGCGGAGTCTACACCAAAGACGAAATTGAGACTGCCTATGTCACAGGCTACAGCGAAGCCGAACAGGAAGCTATTAAAGCCTTTGACATATACCTCAGAAACTATCAAGGGTTAGACGATTCGGAAAAACGTTATAAGACTCTTATGGACGATTTTAAAAACATTGTGAGAGGAACGTTATATCATAATTAAAAATAATAGAACCTAATGCTGTATAGGAAAGCGTAAATAGTTATGAGCGAAAGATTTTCAGGTGCATTTTTAGGGACAGTGGTCGTATGGGCCATTATGATCGTCGTATTTGGAGGTTTATACGGATGTCCCCGATACAATGTTTGGCAACAAGAGATGTCCGGCAAAGCTGAATTTGCCAAAGCTGAGCAAAACCGGCGTATCAAGATCGAAGAAGCAAAAGCGAACCTGGAAGCAGAAAAGTTGAACGCCCAAGCAGAGGTAGAACGTGCCAAAGGGGCTGCGGAAGCCATCAAAATCGAGAACGGAAGTATTACCCCTGCTTATATCCAATATTTGTGGGTTCGTCAACAAAATAACCTGAACGACAAAACGGTTATTTATATCCCGACAGAAACAAATCTTCCAGTATTGGAAGCCTCTCGAAACAAATAGATATTTATAAACCAATTATTTAACACTGCACGATTATGACAACAATTAGAGTGATGAAGTTGGTTCTTGTCAACTTCAAAGGTCAAAAGCATTTAGAAGTTAATTTTAATCCGGATGTAACTTATATTACAGGTGATAATTCAACAGGTAAGACAACTATCATGGATGCCTTTTTGTGGGTTCTGTTTGGAAAGGATAGCCAGAACCGGGCGGACTTCAACATTAAGACTCTGGATTCAGAGGGAAAGGCTATCCATAAATTAGAACATGAGGTTACTGCTGTTATTGATGTTGATGGTATTCAAACGACATTCCGGCGGTGCTATAAAGAAAATTGGGTGAAAAAACGCGGAGCTGTCGAGCCTGTAATGGACGGTCACAGCGTTGATTATTTTGTAGATGATGTCCCGCTTGGCAAACGTGAGTATGATCGTCGTGTGTCTGACATTTGCCCGGAACAACTTTTCCGCCAGATAACAAATCCGGCCTATTTCCCTTCATTGAAAATGCAGGACCAGCGGGCTATGTTGTTCGATATTGCAGGGAATATAACTAATGAAGATGTTTTGAAAACCCTGGTTACAGATGAAAACAAAGATGTTTATGTTCCCCTGGTCGAAGCATTGAGTTCTCGTAAATCATTAGATGACTTCAAAAAGCAGACCGTATCGCAGAAGAACTTAATCAAAAAAGAGGTATCAGATATTCCTGGTCGTATTGAGGAAAACAACAGGAATATGCCGGAAGTGCAAGATTGGGAGGCTATACGTGCCCAAATTTCAGAGAAAAAAGCACAGATACAGGATTATGATGCTCAAATCGCGGATTTTTCCAAGGTGGCAGAAAATGTATCTGCTCATAAAAACTCTTTGCGTACTAAGATTAATGACAATCTGAACCGTATTGATGTATTAAAGCGGGAAGTTCGAAAGTCTGTAAATGAAGAATATGAAACCTGGTATTTGTTGTTGCAAGATAAAAAAGGTGAACTATCACGTGCTGAAAGTAAGGTTAACTCTCTTTCCGGTACTATTGAATATCAGAAAAAAGAGATTGAGATTTTACTTCAACAAAAGAAAGGACTGTTGAATGTTTATCATCAGTTATTAAATGAAGAATTTACTGTTAATGATGAAGAGTTAGCATGTCCTACTTGCGGTCGTCGGTTTGATGGAGATGATTATACATCCAGAGTGGAGAACATGAGAGAGAATTTCAACAACAAGAAAACCGATAAGATTGATGCAAATGTTAATGAAGGAAAACGTTTGGCCGGACGTATCTCTAAAGCCGAATCGCTTATTTCCGAAACAGAGCAAAAATTATCCGAAACAGTGAAGTTGAAAGATGATCTGCAGAGAGAGATTGAGCAGATGGAAAACCATAAACCGGAGCAGGTTCGACTAGAAGATACAGAAAAATTACTTTCTGAAAATGCAGAATATCAATCCTTGCAAAAGCAGATAATGGAATGGAAAGAAGACTTGAATAAACCTTATTCTGTTACTGATACCTCTGATTTGATGAGTAAGAAAAATGCTCTTCAATTTGAAATTGATTCTTTGAATAGAGAACTTGCCAAAGAGGACCAGATAATTCGTACAACTAAACGTAATGAAGAACTGGAACAACAATTACGTTCCATGCAACAAGAGATTGCCGACTGTGAGCAGATTGAAATGAGCATTCTTGAATTTATGAAAGCTAAGGTTTCAATGGTTGAGCAACGGATTAATTCAACGTTTTCTTATGTTAAGTTTAAGATGTTTGACAAACAAGTTGATGGAACGGAATATGATACTTGTGAATGTATGGTTGATGGAACTCCATACAGTGATTTGAATACAGCAAAGAAAATGAATGCAGGTATTGACATTATCAATGCTCTTTGTCGAGCAAAAGGTGTGACGGCTCCTATCTTTTTAGACAATAGGGAAAGTGTATCAGAGTTAATCCCTTGTCCTTCTCAATTGATAAATTTAATGGTACAGAGAGGTTCTAAATTAACAATCAATTAATATTTAACACAACACAATTATGACACAAGCAAATCAGGGGCAAATGTTTGCTCCAAACGGGCAACAGCCCACGCAACAACAGCAGGTTCAAAATCAGCAGCCAGCACAGGCACAGCAATCTGTTGCTGTTGCACAAAAAGATGTAGTCGATAACGTATTAGCTAAGATTACAAAGTTTGAAGAAACCGGAGAACTGGTTCTTCCTTCTAATTATTCGGCTGCTAATGCTTTGAAATCTGCCTGGCTGATTTTGCAAGAGACAGTTGATCGTAATAATAGACCGGTATTAGAAACCTGTTCAAAAGAAAGTATAGCCAATGCTTTGCTGGATATGGTTGTTCAAGGTCTTTCACCAGTAAAAAAGCAATGTTATTTCATTGCTTATGGAACGAAGTTACAGTTAATGCGTAGTTATCTTGGGACTTTGGCGGTAGCAAAACGCGTTGCCGGAGTGAAAGTAGCTGCTGCAAACTGTGTATATGAAGGTGACAAGTTTGTATATAATATAGACCCGGCAACAGGTTTAAAAAGGATTGTAGAGCATTCTCAGTCGTTGGATAATTTGGATGTGAATAAGGTCAAAGGGGCTTATGCAATCCTCGCCATGGATGACGGTCGAGTTGTTGTTGAAATCATGAACATAAATCAAATCAAACAGGCATGGATGCAGGGAGCAACAAAAGGGGCTTCTCCTGCTCATAAAAACTTTTCGGATGAGATGGCAAAGAAAACGGTTATCGGTCGTGCATGTAAATTGCTGATTGGCATGTCGGATGACGCGGCTTTGTTCGATGAACCGGATGAGACCGAAAAAGATACAACTGCGGAACAGCGTAACGAACAGGTTTTGAGTAACGCTAATAAGAAAAAGCTTGTAGATGTTGAAGAAGCAAAGTTTGAAGAGGTGAAAAATGTTCCGGGCACTTCACAGCATGGTGCTAACCCACCGTCTGGCCCGTCTGCTCCATCTTCAACGTTAATTCCGCCGGAAGCGAAAGTAAGTCAACCAACAAAAGACCCGTATTGATGGCTAAATGTGAATACGTTAGGGACGGCCGGATAACAGACTTCAACGAATTGTTTGAGTTGGCGGCGGAGAAGAAGCCTGTTATCTGGATTGCCGGATTTAGAGTGAACAGGGATTTTGTACGTCCAGCAGCATTTTTCTTGCAATGGTCGCTTGCGAAGTTAAAGAATACCCAATTATACAGAGCTAAAAAAGTTGAATATGGAACTGAAAGTGTTAGGAAGTAATAGTCAAGGTAATTGTTACCTGCTGGTTGGCCGGGATGAGGTGCTAATTATAGAGGCTGGCATTAAGTTCGATGAGGTGAAGAAGGCTTTGAATTATAATATATCCAATATTGTAGGTTGCCTGATAAGCCACGAGCATAACGATCATGCCGGTTACTATATGGAATACCTGCGCTTTGGATTCCCTGTTCTTTCTCCGGAAGCGGTATATAAGCACAAGGGATATTCTGTAATGCCGCCGTTTGCCAAAATAGCGATGCCTTTTAAAGGATACAGAACTGGAAATTTTAGAATTATCCCTTTTGAAGTACAACATGATGTTCCTGCTTTAGGATACCAGATCAATCATCCGGATATGGGTAGGCTCGTATTTCTCACTGATACGTTTTATTGTGAATATACGTTCGATAATGTTACTACCTGGCTGATTGAAGCGAATTATGCGGATGACATTTTGGATAGGAATATAGCAGACGGGCGTATGCCGCCATCTATGCGCTCTCGGTTACTAAAGTCCCACATGGAACTTGAAACAACTAAAGGCATATTGCGGGCTAATGACTTGACGAATACGCAGAATATCGTACTCATTCATTTGAGCGACGGTAATTCTGATGAAACAAGGTTTGTCAGGGAGATTGCCGGATTGACGGGAAAACCGACAATTGCGGCAAAAAAAGGTGTTGAACTATGGATAGGCAAATTACCCTATTGAAATGAATACGATTAGGTTTGAAAAGGTAAATGGAGTCTTGCATGCTAAGGCTTTGACGCTGGCACTTTCTTTGCTCGGCAATGGTATTTATGCAGCCACAATAAAAAAGGTCAGAAAGCCGCGCTCAAATGACCAGAACGGCTATTTATGGGGTTGCGTATATCCGTTGATGCTAAGAGGGCTTATAAATGCTGGTTGGGAGTTTACGAGTGATGCACAGGTACATGAATATTTCAAAAAACTGTTTACTGCAGAGCAGGTGGTTAACCGAGATACAGGGGAAATAATCGAGTTTCCTTCATCCACAGCATTAATGGATACCCTAACCTTTAAAACCTATACGGATAAGTTAAGAGAATATGCATTTGAATACCTGGGGATGGATATTCCGGAACCGGATAAATATTGGAAGTTACATGAAAAACGTACCTGACTACATACTGAAAGAGTTGGTTCGATTGCTTCCTGTGCTGATTGATAATATTGATGTTGATGGAAGGAATACCCGGTTGTACAATGCAGTGAGATTAGTCAAAATATTGATAAAGAAAATTTCAAAAATAATTGATTATGGCAGATAAATCATGGTTTCAGTGTAAGACACATTATCAGAAGATGGCTGATAATGGTTCGGAAAAAAGAGTGAATGAAACTTATCTCGTGGATGCCTTATTATGGGGCGAAGCAGAGACCCGTATAACAAAAGAACTTCAACCGTTTGTAAAAGCCGGAGAAGAATTATTTATTGATGATATTGCCCGTTTCCCCATTGATCGCATTCTGGAAGAAGGAGCTACAGAGCTTGATGATCGATATTATAAGGTTGTACAGGCATTCATTACTGTTAATGAGGACACAGGGGAAGAAAGACGGACTAATTACAAGTATTTGGTTCGGGCTTCTGATACAGAGCGCGTACAGGAAGTTATGAAGGAATACAATAAAGATTCCATAGGTGATTGGATTATTGTTAGCATTCAGGAGACAACAATAATGGATGTGTATTACTATTCTTCGGAAGGTGCTATTGTTGATATTCTTGATCAGCATTCGGATATATCCCCTGTATGTCATTTGTACAGAGAACGTTTCAAAGAAAGTGCAGCTGATAAGATTATAATGGGCCAGTGCCGTGATTTTGTAGAACGGCTTTGCGAAAGGGATGGTAAGGCTATCAATATCCGTAAACGTACCTTGGCCTTAATTAAATCAGGTGTTGAGAATAAGTTTGACGAAGAACAGTTGAAGGACTCTATCTATTCGCTGTTATCCCAGCATATACAGTCTGAGTTTTTTAGTTCAGTTATTGCATTCTATCTGGGGTGCTTGCAGCATTGGCTCGATTATGTAGAGGAAAATTACAATACTTGGCGTGAGTCATTTATTGATGCTGATACCGGAGAAGCTGTGTGGATTACCAGGGCAGAGAAAAAATAATAATGGTGGTAGGCGGGGAAGCCCGCTTGCCTTTAAACTGATAATTGCATGAAAAATATAGATAAAACGGCTCAAGATTTTATTGTATGGAGGAATAAGCATGGCACGACCAACAAAGCAAGGAGTTGATTATTTTCCTTTGGATGTAGGTTTTTTCTCTGATGTAAAAATACGAAAAATCGCTAGAGCTTGTGGTCCAAATTCTGCATCAATAATTCTCTGCCTGCTATGTAATATCTATAAAGATGAAGGGTACTATATATTGTGGGATGAAGATCTTCCTTTTGTCATCGCTGACGAAGTTGGGGTGGCCGAGGGTAGTGTCAAAGAGGTTTTATTGAAAGCTATTCAAGTGGGGTTATTTGATAATGACTTATATGAAAAGTATAAGATATTGACATCGGCCGGAGTTCAAAAACGTTTTTTCAATATTACATATCAGCGTAAAGAAACCGGAATTATCCCTGAGTATTTGATTAATCATGCAAATAATCTGATTAATTGCACAAATAATTCAATAAATCATGTGGATAGTACACAAAGTAAAGTAAAGGTAAATAGAAAGAAAAGTAAAGGAAAGGAAAAAGAAGAAATATCTCCTGGCGGAGATATCAAAAAATCTTCTCTCCCGAATGGATATTACCAGGAAGATGTTCCAGTTCCTTTGCCAGAATGTAAATCTGCATTGGTAGCAGATATTGCTTGGATGGAAACAATTTGCATGAATAACTATATCCCACCAGAAAAACATCAAGAGAAGTTGGATGAGTTTTTCCGCAAATTGGAAAATGAGAAAGTTACTTATAAATCAGTGAAAGATGCTGTTCAGCATTATTCAAATTGGTTGAAAAATGAATTAAGTAGAGAACAACGCTATGGACAAAAGATCAAATCAGGCGATAATGGAACTGAAAGAAAACGTAGGATCGTTGAAAAGTTTCAGTCTACCGCCGGTGGAAGTACCGAAACAGGAAAGAGTTCGGAATTTAGTAACCCTGTATGGTGATAAAAAACGGTTTGGGGCTGCATTCAATCCTTCTTTGCAGAAAGCAATAGCTCGGAATTTAGAACGTGCCTATGTCGGTAAAGCTCCGACATTAGCAGTAGTAAAAGAAGCTTTTGGAATTGACCCTGCAGAAGGTTGGATTATGGCTCAACTGGAAGATTTGAATGAATTTGCCGGGGTTGCGGTGAAAATGAGTCCTGGTCAGATGGAAGAAACATCCCGACTTATTTTGCAGGAATATCCATATTTCAAAGTGACGGAGTTTATGCTATTCATGCATCGCTTTAAATGTGGTAAATATGGGGCGTTGTATGGGGTTGTAGACCCTTTGGTGATAATGCAGGCCCTTTTTCAGTTTGCGTCAGAGAGACGGGATGAATTAGCCTTCTACGAGAACCGTGAACGTGAGCGGAAAAAGCAGGAGGAACGAGAGAAATGGCAAAGTAGCCAAACGGCAATGAGCTATTCGGAATGGAAGAATAGCAAGGAAAAAGAAAATATTTAGTATATAACACATTAACACAACACGATTATGACAACGATTTTAAAAAACATTGTAGTACCGACAGGTAATATCCTGATTGTACAAGGAGAAAATGGTAGAGAACTGGAATGTCTCTCAATTGGCGACTATGGAAAACATGCCAATATTAAAGCTGATTTTCTTGGATTATCCGATGAAATTAACGGTGTAAAGGCTGATACCATTATGCCTCTGACAGAAAAGTGGGTGATTACAATCTCGACACAGTACGGTTGTTCGATGCGTTGTAAGTTTTGTGATGTGCCGAAGGTCGGACCTGGCTATAATGCGACAAAACATGACTTATTGATGCAAGTAGAGGCAGCATTGAGTCTACATCCGGAAATTACCGAGACAAAACGCCTGAATATCCATTATGCCAGAATGGGAGAGCCAACATTTAACTGGGAAGTTCTTCATGCTACAAGAGAGTTGAAAAATTTAGTTAGTTTGTATCTGGGTGATAGTCTCATTCATCCCGTAATATCGACGATGATGCCGGAATATAATGGCTATCTGTTGTCTTATTTGCTTGAGTGGTGTGAATTGAAAAATGTAGTTTTCAATGGCGACGCAGGTCTGCAGCTCTCGATCAATTCAACCAATGACAAAGAGCGCGAAGATATGTTTTCCGGAAATACTAAGTCTCTTAGTAAGATTTCCGATATCGCAGATAAGTTGCCGGACCCGGTCGGCAGAAAGTATGCTTTGAATTTTGCATTATGTGGTTATGAGGTTGATGGTAAAAAATTGGCAAGCCTATTTGACCCTAATAAATTCATGTGTAAGATAACTCCTATGCACGAAACTTCTGCGTGTAAAGAACGTGGCCTGATCACAGCTGATGGGTATAACTACTATTATCCATATCGGGAAGCAGAAGAGAGCTTAAAGGCTGTAGGCTTCGATACGCTAGTGTTTATTCCTTCTCAGGAAGAGGACGAAAGCCGTATTACTTGCGGAAATGCGATATTGTCTGATAAAAAATGCGGTAAGTTATGGTAAGTCTATTGTACATTGACCTGTTTTGTGGTGCCGGGGGCACTTCGACGGGAGTTGAACTTGCCAAAGATGAAAACGGCCAGAAGTTGGCTAAGGTCATTGCTTGCGTAAACCATGATGCGAATGCAATAGCATCGCATGCCGCAAATCATCCGGACGCATTGCATTTTACCGAAGATATCCGGACGTTGGAACTTTCCCCGTTGGTTGAACATGTAAAAGAAATGCGTCGGAAGTATCCGGAAGCAGAAATTGTATTGTGGGCTTCGTTGGAGTGCACCAATTTTTCAAAAGCAAAGGGCGGACAGGCGCGTGACGCCGATAGCCGGACGCTGGCAGAGCACTTGTTTCGCTACATCGAAGCTATAAACCCATCATACATTCAGATCGAGAACGTGGAAGAATTTATGTCATGGGGTGAGGTAGATGAGAATGGAAAGCCTGTTAGTATGGATAAAGGGAAAAGTTACCAACGCTGGGTACGCAATGTGAAAAGGTACGGGTATAACTTCGATCACCGTATTCTCAATGCTGCGGATTATGGGGCTTATACCAGCAGGAAACGATTTTTCGGTCAGTTTGCGAAAAAAGGACTACCTATTGTATGGCCGGAACCAACACATTGTAAAGGTGGCGCACAAACTCTGTTCGGCTCTCTGCAAAAGTGGAAGCCTGTTAAGGATGTTCTTGATTTCAGTGACGAAGGTACAAGCATATTCACCCGAAAAAAGCCATTGTCACCAAAAACACTGGAAAGGGTATATGCTGGCCTGATACGTTTTGTGGCAGGTGGAAAAGATGCTTTCATGGTTAAATGGAATTCAATGAGCCAGAATGGTGGATACAATGCGCCTGGTATTGATGAGCCTTGTCATGCAGTAACCTGTCAAAACAGATTGGGAATAGCAAATGTCCGTTTTTTGTCAAAGTATTATAGTGGACGTCCGCAAAGCAAAAATATAGCAGTTACAGGTCCGTCAGGAGCTATAACCTGTCGGGATAGCCATGCCCTAGTTAGTACGAAGTTTTTGGCTGCATATTATGGAACAGGAAATAATATTAGCAATGTTGACAATCCTTGTGGGACTGTTACAACGAAAGATCGGTTTAATGTTGTTTCTCCGTGTTTCCTTTGTTCCTATAATTTTGGAGACACAGGTAAGGATATAGAGGCACCATCTCCAACCGTGCTAACTAAAGATCGACTTTCTTTAGTTACACCATTCTTCATGAATTATTATTCTGGTGGCGGTCAACATTCTGGTTCAAATGAACCTTGTCCGGCTGTTACGACTGTTCCAAAGCAACGTCTTGTTTCTCCGGTTTTTATTGATCAACAATTCGGGCAAAGCAAACCGGCAGGAACCGACCAGCCTCTGGGCTGTGTAACGGCCAATCCGAAATACAATCTTGTGAGCTGCCAGCCCTGGGTAATGAATACCAACTTCGGGAATGTCGGCAGCGGGATAAATGACCCAGCCCCGGTGGTTACGGCTAACCGGAAATGGCACTACTTGCTTAACCCACAATTTGCAGCTGCATCCGGTTGTAAAGTCGATAACCCTTGTTTTACACTGATTGCGAAAATGGATAAAAAGCCTCCGTATTTGGTCAATGCAACAAATCAGATTGACGAAAAGTCTATACCTCCATTTGTTCGAATAGATAACGATGGAAATGTAGTCATTGAAATATACGAAGACGATAGTGAGATTTTGGTGAAGATAAAGGAGTTTATGGTTCTCTATCAGATAGTAGATGTTTTGATGAGAATGCTTAAAATCCCCGAATTAATGCGCATCATGGGATTTCCTGAAAACTATATTTTGATTGGTAATCAATCACAAAAGAAAAAGTTCATCGGAAACGCGGTTGAGGTGAATATGGCTCGTGTCCTATGTGAGGCATTAGGTAGAAAATTGTTGGAACTTAAACAAGTCGCTTAATATGAAAATAAATGTGTTTAGAACTCAAGCTAAAATAGGTTCATTGGTTCGGTATAAAGGCAAAGTATATGTGCTTGCTGATCTTGATAAGAACAATAATACTGTATGCCTCCATCCGCATACATGGATAAGATGTACAGAAGTTGAACTATTAACTCCGTGAAAGATATGACAAAAGGCGAACTTCATGCGCGTATCAGTCGGATAAACACGAAGCTGGATGTGAGTGTACGCAGGAAAGATTATTACACTGCTGTAGCCCTGGTACAGAAAAGGGCTGAATATATGAAAATGTTAATCAACAAAAAGTAGTAGTCATGGAAAAATTGAAATATAAAGTAAGGGAACATGTTTTTGTGCTTGTCAATGGTGTAATTAAAGATGGTTATGTCATCGGTCGTACTGAAACTATTACTGGTATCCCTTGCTATAAAGTCTCATTCATTGATGAGGACTATGCAATAAAAGAACAGGTGTTTTTGGAGGAAGATTTGCATTCTTCAATCCCTATGTTATTTGCAAAATTGGAAAATGAATATATGGATTCACTTAGAGATTATGAAAATAACGACCCGCTTAATTTTCTGATCAAAGAGTGTTCTGATAAATACGGTGTGTGATATGAATATGAATGTTATTTATAATTCAGAATGCCTATTAGGTCTGGAACGTTTACCGGACGATTGCGTAAATTGTTGTGTAACATCACCTCCATATTACGGATTGCGAGACTATGGAAATGACGCGCAGATAGGGCTTGAAGCGACACCGGAAGAATATATTAAAAAGTTAGTGAAAGTGTTCCGGGAGGTTCGAAGAGTGTTAACGGATGACGGTACTCTTTGGGTGAATATTGGCGATAGCTATGCCGGTTCCATGAAAGGCGCAGCTCAATTTCCAGACAATGCGATGAATTATAAGCAGGGAACAAACCGGGGGACACTTGGTAAGGCAACATTAGTAAAGCAATGCACAAACTGCAAACCTAAAGATTTGATAGGTATTCCTTGGATGCTGGCCTTTGCTCTTAGGGCTGATGGTTGGTATTTGCGTCAGGATATTATTTGGAGCAAACCTAATCCGATGCCGGAGAGTGTTAGGGACCGTTGTACTAAATCTCACGAATATATCTTCCTGTTGAGTAAATCCCGATCGTATTACTTCAATGCTGATGCTATAAAAGTTCCGGCACGTGAGTCTACAATCCGCAGAATAAAGCAGGATGTCGATAACCAAGTAGGATCCTCTCGTTCGCTGAAAGCAAACGGCAACATGAAAGCTGTTATTGGTGGCCGCAAAAGGAACTTTGCTGACATGCCGGAAGATGACCCGATGTATCGAGCCAATACAAACCGTGAGTATGAATATACGGACAAAGCGAATAAACGTTCTGTTTGGGAAGTAAGTACATCGGCCTTCCATGATGCTCATTTTGCAGTGTTTCCCCCGGCTCTTATCGTTGACTGTATAAAAGCAGGATGCCCGGAAGATGGCGTTGTTCTTGACCCGTTTATGGGTTCCGGAACAACAGCAATCGTTTCACGGAAACTGAACCGCAATTATGTAGGATTTGAAATAAACAAAGACTATGTGCGGTTGGCTGAAAATAGAATAAAAAAAGAGTTAGGAATATTTCAATAACTGAATAGAAATGAAAGTAATAGTCACATTCAGCGGAGGTAAAGATAGTCTTGCGTCTCTGCTTTGGGTACGTAATAACTTAACAAAAGATTTTATCACAGTGTTTTGTGATACTGCTTGGGAACACCCGTTGACTTACCAATATATTGAAGAGATATGCCGACAGCTTGATTTGAACTTTGTCACGATCAAGTCAAAAAAGTTTGATGGAATGGTTGGCTTGGCACAAAAGAAGTCTCGTTGGCCGTCTTCGCAACGACGGTTCTGCACGTCTGAATTGAAAACAATCCCAATGATAGATTATGTCCTTGATGAAATAAACGATGATATTTTGATGATACAGGGTATACGTGCTGCAGAAAGTGCTAAGCGCGCAGAAATGCGAAAACAATGCACCTACTTCAAATATTATGTGCAGCCGTACGGGAAAGATAAACATGGAAAAGACAAATTTCATACTTATCGACGTAAAGACGTGTTGGAATTTAGGTCAAAACATTCTGATGATCTTTTGCGACCTGTATTCGACTGGTCGGCGCAACAAGTGATAGACTATATTCTTGACAATGGATTACAACCTAATCCTTTATATCGAATGGGGTATAAACGGGTAGGATGTTATCCATGCATAATGGCTTCGCAACAAGATATGTATAATATTAGTGTTCAAGACCCTAACAGGATTGAATACATTGCAAGCCTTGAACAACAACTAAATAGTAGTTTTTGTGGGCCGGATAAGATTCCATCCAAATACTACAAAGGCTCATATCCGCTTATTGGCGATATCGTTCGCTATGTGCAAGGAAAGCGGTTGACCGGTTCCCTTTTTGACGATGATGATGTAGCAACGAGTTGCATGAGTTATTATGGACTTTGTGAATAAATAATAGAACGATATGACTAAGAGAGAAGCGAAAATATTGGCGTTAAATGTATTTGCTGATAGTGCAGACATTCTTATTGAACTGGATTGTGTATCTGATGCCATCCGTTCAACCAAAGATTGTGATTTGATTAATGTGGCTTTTAATGAACTGGCCACCAGTTTAAAGAAAAGAGCAGATAAGTTGAAAAAAAATAATTGAATCATGAAACAGAAAGAAATTGAACATAAATACAATGAAATGGTATCGACAATTGAAGATGCCCAAATGTATGATGGACGTAATACGGTGGATAGATATACCTGTGATATTTGCAATAAAATTATTTTCACCACATACAAAGATAAAGGGGTAACACCTTTCACGATTCAATGTAAAAAATGCGGTGGGACTATGTATCACGACAAGACTTATGCAAAAAGTACAATGCCGAATTTTGTGTATGTCGAAGATTGGGTAAGACCAACGCTTGAACAAACTTTACAAATGTCTGACGGAATGATAGAACACGTGCTTAATGGTGGTTTGATTCTTGAAGATGATTTAATCCATAGAAGTTGCAACAAATGAAATAGGAAGGGGAATCAAAATGAAGAAAGAAATTGATGCCTGGGTATGGAATCCGGCAAATACGTTATTCAAGCAAAAGAAATCAGAAAAAGCAATCGGTCATATTATCTATTGCGAATGTCCCGAAAAATGCGAGTTGTACGCAAAAGGCAATTGTGTTGCTTTTGACAATTATTGTCCTCATGGAAGTAGAGGTCGGGTTATCGGGTATTCAAGAATGGCAAGTAAATTTCATTCATGGATAAGTGATTTTGAAAAGAAACATAAAGATGTATATAGGTCAAAATTGACACAGCCCAAAAAGTTGGAATATTTTATGGATTTAGTCTATATCCCAATTTCACACTTAGGCTTAAATGAAGATATAGAGTTCGTAGATGGAGGTGGTTATTTTGCAAATAGAAGACCGATTATTAAACGAGAGCATTTCAATGCAGAGTTTATATCCAAGCAAATCGTAAATTTTGTTCCTTACGCTTTGTTGGGAGGAAGAATAAAAGATTATCAAGAGAAAGAAGTACCAAAGTTTCTATTATGGTTAAAACAACTTGATTATGCCTTGTATGAAGAAGTGAAAGAAATACATCCAACTCATCATGGGTTTGAGGCTATGACTAATGTAGGTCGGAAAGCGATACTGAAAACTTTGAATCCGAATATAGGCACATTCAAGGACATACATGGTGGAATATGGACTTGGGATGGTGAATATCTATACTCCAAAAATACACACGCATCTTTCACTCTTATTGAAACAAGGGAAATTCAAGAATGTAGGCTAAAGCCCAATGGAGATGTTGCGGTTAAGGTATGTGATGACGCACAAGTAAATGATAATACAGAGTTTATAGATTGATATGGAAGTAAAGAGCAGAATAATCATTGACGTAGTGAAGTAATATCAGTAAATAATAATTGAACGTATGATAACGAAAAAACAATTTATATCAATCATGGATAAGCTGAAAAAGCAACATGATTACGATCGTAATTTTACTCGGTTAATGGGAGAAGCTTTCCCTGATACTCATCCGCCTATTTACGACAATTCAAAGGTTATGGATGCCGCAATTGAGTCGTTGAAACTACATTTCGAGGGTGATGATACAATAGAATGGTGGATATATGAAACGAATTTCGGAAAAAAAGACATGTACATTCTTTATCATGGGAAGAAACTCTATTTCAGAACTTCTGGTAGTTTGTATGATTATTTGTCGGGGGTATTAGTGGATGAAATGCGTTTGCAAGGCTTAATAGATAAGATCAAAGCTGGTGGGAAACCTACTTTGACGGGATTTGTATTGACCTCGGAGATCGTTGAGGAGTTGACCCCTTATGTACAGGATAAAGATTTTTTGAAAAGTTTAATATCAAGAGTTCCCAAAAAATGAGAAAGAAAAAAGAAAACATGAGAGTCTATGTGCTTATGCTCTCAAAAGAGTTCCCGAAAGATCATCCGAAAGCCGGACAGCCGACACGCTTTCGGTGCAAGTTCCTTATGGGACGGAAATTTAGTGAAGCCTGTACATGGGCCTGTTCTTATGATGGAACGGAAAATACTCGAAGGAGTTGTTCTCGGAATGCAATTGTTGAAGATGGTAAATTATGGAATTTCCCTAAAATACATACCATTCGTACTAATTTGGAACGTTGGATGAAGATCATGCAGAAAGTTCAAGAGGGGAAGGCTCTTATTTCTGTTCGTCAATGGAAAGGTAGGCCATACGAAAAAGGAAATGTTCAGGTTGAAATAGCCCGATTGGGAAAAGATGATGGAGTAGGACTACAAACATTGAGTGTCATGGAGTACACCGATGCTGACGATGGGATAAAACGTGCTGTTTATTGTATTGACGGGAAACCAATGCCGATGCTTACACTGAAACAGATCGCAGAGAACGACGGGCTAACAGTTGAGGACTGGAAAGCATGGTTTACCGGAATGACATTTGACAAGCCGTTGCCGATTATTCACTTTACAAGTTTCAGATATGGCGGACAAGAAGGATGATGGATTGAAGTTGACCGGTCCCGAATTGCAGGTCGAACTCCTGAAAAGGATGGGTTACAGGGAAGAGTCCCGGAAGTGTGAAAATTGTAAGCATTATGTAGGGGTTTATGGTACTACTTCTGAATGCTTACTGATACCTATTATGCAAATGAAAGTGAGCGGTGATGGTTATTGTGACTATCATAAATTTAATGGTGAAAGCAAATAAAATTTTGGGAGGGGGGACTATAGGGGGGAGGGGGCTTTTCTAACTCCCTTCCTTCTTCTGTAAAATGACTGATAAAAAGTAGTGAAAAATATGATTGTAGGAAATAGAAAAAAATACAACTTGGTTATTGGAATTGATACCGGGGTTCATACAGGAATTGCTACATGGAATGTGGCTTCAAGAAAGTTTGAATTGATAGCAACGACTTCTATACACAAAGCGATCATGTATGTGCAAAGTATGTTTGACACACATGGATGTAAAGTGTTGGTTCGTATTGAAGATGCCCGCCTTAGAACATGGTATCAATCGAATTACAAATCGAGGGATGAGGAAAGAAAGATGTTGCAGGGTGTTGGTTCAGTTAAACGGGATGCCAAAATATGGGAAGACTTTCTAACTGACATTGGAATACCTTTTGAAATGACGCATCCAAAGAATTCCGTAACAAAACTCAATGATTTGTCATTTAGGAAGTTGACGAAATATAACAAGCGAACCAGTGAACATTCAAGAGATGCTGCTATGCTCGTATTTGGTTATTAACCAATCTTTTCACAATTAAAAAGAGGTTTAATAAACCATGTTTGTATATATTTGCCAAACAGTTACAAATGTTACATCATAAAAATTAGTTTGGCAAATGGAAAGTTTAGAGACTTATCAAGGTTGGTTGTTGATCGCTGGTTATTTTGCAGCGATGATTGTACTGGTGTTATTCCTTCGAAAACGAGAAAAGACAAAAGAGGAATTTTTGGTTGCGAATCGATCTATGCCGTGGTTACTCACGGCTTTTTCAATGGCTGCAACCTGGGTGTGGGCTCCGTCGATGTTTGTTGCATCGGAGAAAGCATACACACAAGGTATTGCCGGGGTGTTCTGGTTCGTTATTCCGAATGTATTAACATTAGTTTTGTTTGCATTTTTCGCTAATAGGATGAGAAAGTTGCGACCGGAAGGTTGGACGTTCTCGGATTATATACGTGAAAAGTATTCGAATCGTTGCCATACGCTGTATCTGATTGAATCGTTCGGTCTGCAGACAATGAGCTTTGCGGTTCAGCTTTTGGCTGGGGCTACTATCTTCTCAAAGATTACGGGTATATCGTTTACTTCAACAACTGTTGTAATGGCGGTATGCCCGTTGATATATACTTTTACTTGTGGCATACGAAGCAGCATAATAACAGACTTTTGGAAAATGCTCTGGATCGTGATTGTCCTGTTGGTCGGATTACCTATCATGCTATCGAGTGCAGGACCTGAGACGCTGATAAAAGGTCTGGGGGGAATAACCGGAGATTTTGATAGTATATTTTCCAGTACCGGAATAATGGTGGCCTTATCATTTGGAATTCCTACTACAATCGGTTTGTTGTCTGGGACATTCGGAGATCAGATGTTTTGGCAACGGGTTTTTTGCGTCAAATCTGACAAGGTAAAACAAACGATGATAGCGGCCGCTGTGATATTTGCCGTTGTTCCTATTTCTTTGTCCGTATTTGGATTTATTGCATCCGGTGCAGGTGTTTATATTGCCGATACACAACTTGTCAATGTAGGGGCTGTAATGGTTTTCTGCCCTAAATGGTTCCTGTACCTGTTCTTCATCCTAATACTGGCTGGACTAATATCGACAGTAGACAGTATTATTTGTGCCGTTAGTTCGGTGGCTGGGCATGATGTGTGTACTCGTGCCTTTAATGCCTGGGTAAAAAAATTTGATAAGAGAGAAAATATATCCTGGGTGCTGGAATGGGCGGCTGCTGACGAAGTGGGGGTTGCACGTGTCTCTATGATTGCCATTACGATTGTTGCTGTTCTGATCGCCAATATTCCCGGTTTGACTATCCTATATCTTTTCCTGTTATATGGAACTCTCCGGTCATCGGTTATGCTGCCGACGGTGTTTGCTATACTTGGCAAGCGAATGACCGAAAAAGGGTTATTCTATGGGATTCTTACAAGTATGTTGGTCGGTTTGCCTGTATTCGCTTATGGAAACCTGGTTGGTAATATTCCTCTGATCGTAGCCGGTTCACTTTTTACTATCCTTGCATCCGGGTTAATAGCGTTGGATTATAAGCGTGAAACTTTGATATTAAATAGAAGTACGGAACTTGATTTAAATCGTGGGGTTCTGACTATGAAAGTGAGTGTACAATGTGAGGATGCAAAAAGGTTGATACAAGAGCTCTCAAAAGATTTTTCCGCAGCTGAAAAAGCTATTTGTAAGGCGGATGCTTCATACCGAAGAATGCAGGATTATATGTCAAAGACCGGTTTAATGATTGAAATAAGGCAAGCGAATGAAAAAGTTAAGTAAGGTAGAAAAGTATATTATCGCCATATCCGACCCGGAAGAGTATAATGTATTCGTGTGCCCGGTGCATGGAGTTTATGCAATACGTAAGGGGAATAAAAATACAGCATGTTCCTATTGCCAAAAGCAAGGGGAGAAGCTGGATAATCAGCAGGCATTGTACGAACAATATAGAAAGGAGTTGACTGTATGAGACGGTTGTTGTTGATATTATTGGCTGCTTTGGTTGTTGCCGGGACACGGGCACAAGTTTATGACGGTATCACACAGCCGACGCGGTTCCGGCTGTTTATGCCGGTCATTGCATCATTGGAAGGGAGAGGAACAACCGCTGCCCCTTTTGTCGGTTATCGGGCAGATGTTACCGGCTGGCTTTCACTTACTCCGGTTCTGCAATACAATATGTCATCCGAAGCTGTTACCGCCGGTGTGTGGGTCAATGTGAGCTTCCGGAAGCGTTTCTATCTGCTTGCCCGGTCAATGTATAACACGAAAGCCGGATTATTCACAGAAACGTTGTCCGGTACCGTAAAACTATCGGCTGGATTTATGATTGATGGAACCTGGGACAATTTGTATAACGGTCGATCCTTTTGTGATGGTGACCGTTTGCAGGTGGTTGGCGGCTGGGATTATCGCCGCATTGTGGTTAATGCCGGGTACTCGCTTCGGGCGTGTTCCGGCTTTGTAGCAAATCTCCGGTTTAAAGTAACTCAATACAACTGGCTGCAATTTAAGTATGACCAGGGGAGCGAGTCGATAAGTGTATCAATGGCTTTACAATTCAATTGACTATGTTAGGGCAGAAGAAAAAAGTAACCAACGAACAATGGGAGGAGTTATTCCGGAACATTGGCAACATTGTTTCTAAGGCAGAAATAGACAATGCAATTGATACCTGTGTTGATGAACTGAAAGCTGCATCAAAGGGCAAACGGGTAGGCTTTGCCTGGTCTGGAGGAAAGGATAGTATTGCCTTATACTTTCTCTGCAAGGAAGCCGGTATTATCAACGGTGTGTGGGGTAAAACTCAATTGGAGTATCCAGCCTTTGAACGGTGGTGCTATGCGAATAAGCCTGATGGTGTCCGAGTGTATGACATGGGGCTTAACCTTGTTTGGCTAAGTAAGCATCAAGGACTGTTGTTCCCGGCTAATGGGCCGACGGACGATAAATGGATGCCAATCACATACTGGAAGGCACAGCAACAGTTTTATGACAATGAGCGGCTGGATATGTTGGTATTGGGACGCAGGTTGAAGGACGGGAATTTTTGCGGAAAGAATAAGTTCCATGTATCGAAATCGAAGGTGTCATATAATCCGATGGCGTTCTGGTCCCATGAATATGTTCTGGCTTTAATCCACTACTATCATTTGCCGCTGCCGCCAATCTATCAATGGCCGGAAGGTTGGGTATATGGAACGCATGAGTGGGCCAGAAGGAACTTGAAGCACCACACCGTAAATGAGGTATGGGATGCAATCTATCAAATAGACAAATCAATAGTTTATAATGCTGCGGGGTATATCCTGTCGGCACGTAATTTTTTAATCACTAAATAGACAAAGTATGAAAGGAAAGTTAGAGAGTCAAAGAGTGCTGCTGTCTGCATTGAAAGAATTTCCGGGTAATCCGAATGTGCACCCAGAAGAGCAAGTAAAAGCGATTGCAAAGAGTATGGAACGGTACGGACAGTATTATCCTATCGTAGTGGATGAGAACTATATGGTGCTTTGCGGTCATGGCAAGAAAAAGGCATTGGAGTACATGGGTGAGAAGGAAGCCGATGTAACAATTCTCAAAGGGTTATCTGATAAGCAGAAAAAGAAATTACTTCTGGAAGATAACAAAATACAGGATATGTCTTTCGTCAATTATGGAGATGTAGAGCGTATTATCAAAGAAATCGGTGATACCGATATTATTGGTTATACACCGGAGTATCTGGATGCCATCATTAGCGAGGTAAGCCCGGACAATATGGGGGTAAACTTTGCGGAACCTGGAAAACGGGAAGATACGTTTACACCGGAGAAGGAAGCATCCGACACCAAAGAGGTAACAGATATTGAAGCAGGGATGCAACAGGCTCATACGATGGTTTGTCCCCACTGTGGGAAGGAGATAACGATTTAATTGTAGTGCCATGGATAAGAAAGTTGATTTATTCAAACCTATTAGGGAAATACAGATAGTTAGTCGGGATAAGGTGAAACCGAATAACTATAACCCGAACATGGTGCAGGAAAAGAACTTGAAGCTATTAACGCAAAGCATCTTAACAAATGGCTTCTGCTTCCCTATTGTTGTTCGGCCTGACTTTACAATTATTGACGGATATCATCGCTGGCTTATTAGTGGTCGAGAACCACTAAAAACAATGCTTGGAAATAAAATACCGGTAGTGATTGTGACACATAATGATGAAAGTCAAGATATGTATGGTACGGTTACTTTTAACCGTGCTCGTGGTACTCACTTACTTGCGCCAATGGAAAACATTGTGAAAACTCTGCTTGATAAAGGCAAAAGTGTAGATGAGATTTCTAAAGAGATCGGGATGAGTAGAGAGGAAATATTTAGGCTCTCTAACATTGACAGGGAACAATTTTTGAAGCTTGTCACATCTCGGGAACAGCGGTTTAGTAAGGCTCAAATATTAAGGAGAAACGCTTGATATGTTTGTAAAAGAGTTGAACATAAATGTGGTAGAGGCTGCAGAACGGAGAATTTTGGAAGCCTTCAATAAGAATAAAGTTCTTGCCGTCAGCTTTTCTGGTGGCAAAGACTCTATATGTATGTGTGATGTTCTGATAAAGACAATGCGCAAGTATGGTATTCCTTTCAACCGGATAATGGTAGTGTTTTTTGATGAGGAAGCGATTTATCCAGACGTGGAAGCTATCGCTATGGAATGGCGTTCCCGTTTCATGGCATTGGGGGCTAAGTTTTATTGGTTCTGTCTACCGATAAAGCATTTCAATTGCTGTAATCGTTTGGAAAATGACGAAAGTTTTATCTGTTGGGAACCAGGTAAAGAAAGCATGTGGGTACGTCCTATGCCAAAGTTTGCCATCCGTAATCACACTGCTTTCAAAATGGGGATGAGTTATCAGACCTTTGGAAAGAAGATATTCCAGAGCGTTCCGCCAATGGTTGGTTTACGTGTTGCGGAGTCAATCCAACGTAGGCAGTCTATCGCATCGATCAAGACATCAAAGTTCTTCTATCCAATATATGACTGGCGGGATAATGATGTATGGCTGTATATCAAGCTGAATAACCTAACTATTCCGCTGACTTATATCTATTTATACAAGACAGGGGTTCCGTTGAATAAGCTAAGGATAAGCCAGTTTTTCAGCATTGATACGATCAAGACATTGCCAAAGGTCTTGGAGTTTTACCCTGATCTTTATGAGCGGATTATACGCCGGGAGCCGAATGCAGATTTAGTAATGCTATATTGGGACACTGATATGTTTCGGAGTTCTCGGCAGGACCGGAAGTTTGATCTTGAAAAAGATAAAGATTATCGTGTCATTCTCCGGGATGCAATGAAGAAAGCATCATTGCATACTGATATGTATCCGGGATATAAACTGGCAAAGAAACTTTACTCAATGATGACCGGTAAAGAATCATCTAAAACCTGTCACAAAATTTATCAAATGTTGATAGCGGGTGACCCAAAAAAGCGAACTTATCGGTCATTGATTGGTGATATTTATAGAGATAAAGGAGGAGGTGTATGATATGCCTAAGCATGAGGAAGATGTACAGAAGGATAAAGAAAAGATGCTTGAGTCCTTGAAAGAATGCAGTGGTATTGTAACGTTTGCTTGTGAAAAGGTTAGACTTTCACGACAAACCTTTTATCGTTGGTGTCGGGATGATCCAGAGTTTAAAGAACGGGTTGATGCTATTAATGAGTTACAGATAGATGTTGCCGAAGCGTCCTTATTGAAAAAGATACAGAGTGGTGATACAACTGCAATTATTTTCTATCTGAAAACAAAAGGCAAAGACCGTGGATATTCGGAACGTAGGGAAATATCTATACCCGGCGGTGTTGAACTTAAAAACGATTTTGATGTATCGAAGCTTTCGGATGAAGAAAGAAAAGTGTTGTTGAAAATTGCAGAAAAGCAAGATAAGAAGGCGAAAGAGTGAGTTTGGTTGAGGCGGAAATATTGAAGATGGCAAGGGCTGTACAAGCAGATGAATGTAAGCAGTCTTTTTACTATTTCATGCAGACGTTTTGGAGTGTCATAATACCGGAAGAACCTGTATTCAATTGGCATATCGAATATCTGTGTAATGAGTTACAAAAGCTGTCATATTACATTGTCAATCGTTTGCCAAAGCCCTATGATGTAATTATCAATATTCCGCCCGGCTCGACTAAAACAACTTTGGTAACGATTATGTGGCCTGCTTGGTTGTGGACGCAGGATCAGACTATCAGGATAATTTCAAACTCTTATTCTGGTGACCTTTCTATCGAACATGCTTCGAAGTCAAAAGATATCATAACTTCTGATTTGTATAGACTGCTTTTTCCGGAAATAATTATTCGTCGGGATAAATCCGGAAAGGGAAGTTATGAGAACACGAAGAAGGGGGCGAGGTATTCGACATCAACAGGAGGTACAATTACGGGGAAACATGCTCATGTGATTATCAATGATGACCCTGTAAATCCCAAACAAGCAGAGTCGGACCCTTTACGTTTGCAGGCGAACGAGCATACAAAAACCTTGTCATCTCGTAAAGTTGATAAAAAGAATACTCCTATGGTCACTATCATGCAACGTTTGCACGATGATGATGTAACTGGTTATTTGCTGAAAAGGAAAGGAGAGAAAATTAAGCATATCTGTCTACCTGCAGAAGTTTCGTCGCGTGTAAACCCTCCGGAGTTGAAAGAACGATATATTGATGGGCTTCTTGATCCTATCCGTATAGATAGGGAAGTGATTGCAGAAGCGAAAGTGGACCTGGGTTCCCGGCAGTTTGCAGGACAGTATGAACAGTCACCAGTTGTTGAAGGTGGTAATATTGTTAAGTCGTCCTGGTTCGGGCATATTTCACTGGCTCAATTTCTTGCAGTGCGTGGTGGTGCTCCGATACATTTCTTTCTTGATACTGCTTATGATGAGAAGAAGCAAAAGACGGACAATGACCCGTCTGGCATATTGGCTGCGTGTAGGATACAAAACTATTTGTTCATCTATCATGCGCAGAAAGTCTGGAAAGAGTTTCCGGATTTGATGCGCTTCATTCCAGAGTATGTTCGGGCACATGGTTATGATGATAGGTCTACAATACGGATAGAACCTAAGGCTAATGGAAAGTCAGTTGTTCAGCAAGCCCGTAAAGCTACAAAGTTGAATGTAACAGAGACTCCATCACCTGCAGATAGCAAGTCTGTTCGTTTAAAAACCAGGTCCCCAAAAATCGAGTGCGGCCGCGTTATTTTGGTTGAAGGTGATTGGAATGAGGAATTTGTAACAGAAGTAAGCCAGTTTCCGGCAGCTACCCACGATGAGTATGTAGATATTCTGGTATATGCGATAGACTATTTGCTTGGTGATGATGGCAATGAAATAACGGATGATGATATAAAAGAGATATTAAGTGCATTTGGATGTTGAATTTAAAAATTAGTGAAGATGAGTTTGTATAATTGGGTTGTCAATAGTTTTAACGCGGCTTTAGGTCGTAACCAAAAGTTTGAACAGTTGCTAAAATCAAAAGATATAGGCCGGGCTCTTACGCAGATGATCGACAATTCGGGGAAAGCGGAAAAGGCTTTGAAGGTTTATGATACGATGCAGCATGAAGTTATGTCAAGACCGGATAAGGCGATTTTTGGTAAACGTGATGAGGTTACTGGCAAACGGTCTTTTTTAAGGTTTGACAAGCGTTGGAAGATACCTATTCCATATCCTGTGTATATCAATGAAATCGCTCTTGTATTTCTTTTTGGCCGTCCTTTGAAATGGAAACAGGCTTCAGAGGGGACAGATAGAGCTTTTTCTGCCTATCTTGATGTGCTTAAATCTACCAGATTCAACGCAAAGATCAGAGAGGCTAAACGTCTAGCCGGAGCCGAAACTGTTAGTGCAATGTTGTTCCATACTTTTCGAAATGAAGAGGGAAAGGCGGACGTATTGATTAAGGTGCTAGCAAAAAGTTTAGGTGATGATATTTTTTATCGTAAAGATCAGTTCGGACGGTTGATAGATTTTGCCCGTGGCTACTGCTTGCAAGATGTTGGAGGAGAAATCAAGTATTATGTGGACATATATACGAAAAGTATGTTTTATCACTGTAAGCGTAATGTGATGGGCTGGGATGTTGAAGAAGAGGTAAATATCATAGGTAAACTTCCATTGATTCTATTTGAGCAGGAACCAGAATGTGCGGGTGTTGAGCCTATGATAAATCGGAAAGAATGGATGGTTAGCCAGACTGCTGATGTAAACGATCGATTTTCGAATCCGTCACTTGTGGCGGATGCTTCTATTGTTAATTCTCTTCCGGAACAAGGAGAGACAAGCAAACTGTTTATCCTTAAACCGAGTGGAGACGGATCAAGGAAACCGGAGATTAAATATCTAACATGGGATAATGCACCGGAATCTAAGAAACAAGAGAGTGACGAATTGGACGAAAAGATTTTGCGCTTCTCGTTTACCCCGAAAATTGATTTTGATGCAACCAAAGGGCTTTCGCAAATATCAGCAAAGGCGCTTAAACAATTGATGCTTTTGGCAGATATAAAGGCTTCAAAGCATAAAGAAAAGTACGATGAATATGCAGATCGTATTGCAAGCCTGGTTACAACGATTATTGGAAATGTGTTAGATATTTCGCTTAAAGAAGAATGTTCCCGCCTGGTAATTGAACACGAATTCCAGGAACCGTTCGGTGAAGATATTGAAGCATCTATTAATAATCTGGTTAAGATGTACAATGCCGGTGGAATGTCACATGAGACGTTGATAGAGAAAAATCCATTGATTGAAGATTCCGAGGCTGAAAAGGTGCGTATAGCCAAAGAGCACGAAGCTGATCTGCAGGAAGAAAAGGAACGTAATAGGTTAGATGTATTTAATACAGCTGAATAATGGCAAGGCTCGATGAAGATAAGATAAGAAAGGAGTTTCTACGTCGTACAGAAGGTTATGCTGGGGCTGTTCGTAATATCTACCTGGATATCATGAACCGGCTTATCCTTCTGTCTTTGGAAATAGACCCAATATATGACCCTGAAAAGGCTTTTGTGTTTTCCGACTATCCAGCTATATCTGACCGGGCAAATGCGCTTCTACGGGAATTATATAGCCGTGTGTATCAACAAATACAATATGGCATAACAAACGAATGGGAGCAAGCCAATTTAGATGCTGACGCATTGGTTACATCCGTATTTGGAAAGAAGTTTGTAGATGATAAACGGTTCTCAATGTATTTCAACCGGAACCGGGAAGCAATGGACGCCTTCTTTACCCGTAAATCTGAATACGGCGGTCTGAACCTGTCACAGCGTGTTTGGAAGTACGAGGGGCAGTTCCGGGAAGAAATGGAGCTTGCTATTGACTGTTGTCTGGGCCAGGGTATGTCGGCTAATGTGATGGCTGCAAAGATAAAGTCTTACTTAAATGAGCCAGATAAATTGTTTAGGCGTGTACGGGATAACCGGGGGGAACTTGTGTTATCCCGAAATGCTAAGGCGTATCATCCCGGGCGTGGGGGCTATCGTAGTAGTTCCCGGAATGCTCAACGGCTGGCTAGGACTGAAACTAATATTGCATATCGGAGCGCAGATTTTGAGCGTTGGTCCCAGCTTAATTTTGTTGTGGGTATCGAAATTAGTGTGTCAAAGACTAATCATCCGGAGTGGGATATTTGTGACGTGCTTGCTGGGAAATATCCTGTTGGTTTCAAATTTGTAGGTTGGCATCCGAATTGCCGATGTCATGCAAAGCCAATTTTGGCTTCGGATGATGAGATTGATATGTTGACCGATAAAATACTTGCTGGTGAAGATATTTCGGGGTTCAAGTCGAAACGAGAAGTGAAGGAATTGCCTGCTACTTTTTATTCATGGATGCAGGAGAATGAAGATCGTATTGAAAAAGCGAATAATCGTGGAACCTTGCCATATTGGATTAAAGACAACAAGAAATATGTAGATATAAGCATTGGTGATATAAATACCGGTAAACGGGAAGAGATACGGCAAAAGGCTAAAAGCCTATATCACTCTTACGGCTCTGAATGGCAGAAAGTCTATTTCGATGAGTTTAGTGGAGGTTTCAATGTCTATCATAAAGAGCATCAATTTACCAGTACACAAGGTGGTGGTGAAGCAGAAAAAATTGTAGGTAAGATGTTGGCGAAGAATAACGGTAAACAAGTCGAATTCTTGCCGGAGAATGGCAAAGGGAAAGGTGTACCGGACATGAGGTTTGATGGGTACACATGGGATGTAAAGTATATACCCACAGCTAATGAAAATACGATTCGAACTTATATAAAGGATGCGCGTAAAGCTGATTGTGTGATATTTTATGCTGATAGAATCGATAGAAGTAAAGATATTTTTAGCGCAATAAACCGTGAAATAGGAAAATATAAAAGTATGGGTAGGTCTATTATGGAGTTGCCTAATGTGTATGTAATGACGGGTAATGGAATTTTGAAACTTATACAAAAAGTGAAGGGAGAATAAACATTCCCCCTTCTACGTATTTGTGCTAAACACCCCCTCGTCAGGCTGGTGCAGAAAGCGGGAACATTACTTCCCTCACTCTTTCCGCATTGCAAATGTATAAAATATCTTTGACAATGGGTTGTTATTCAGCCTTTTTTCTTACGACTTAACAATCCCTTTCTGATTGTACATTTAGAATTGCTGTATTCTTGTTTCTCAAGGTGCACGTTTGATCGGAGATAGTTGTATGTTATTCCTATTTGTTCTGGTGACAAGGTGCCGTAGATGGCAGCCTTTGAGCCAAAATAGAAATCTTTTTGGGATTCTCCGTCAAAAAATATTGGAACTTTGAGCTCTACATGGATTATTTTTGTTTGCTTCATAGACCTAATTCTCCCTGTCTGTTTTTATTTGATAGAACGGTATTTACCCGGGCAATCTCATCATCAATAAGCTTCTCTTGTTTTTTGGATGCAGAAAGGGCCATGCTTGATCGAGTTTTAAAATAGTCTTTTTGAAGTTCGCGTAACTTTACGACGGCTTCGAAGAATTGCTTACTGTTCATTTGGTTTTTTATTTGATGATCAATTGTTCAATGGTGATTGGAATAACTCGGGTGACAGCATAAAAAGCATTGTTTGTCAATTGGCGTTGCCATGCGGAAAAACGGGGTGACCACCGGAAGCCGTTGTGTTTGAGACTTGAAATAACGTCCGGTTGCGGCTTTGTGTCGAAAACTATCTGTAGCCTGTCCTCGGAATAGTTTTTGATTACCCGACCTCCATCGAAAAGTATTTCCGCATCTTCTTGGTTCTCTCTTTCGGCCTGCTTTACAATTGATTGATTGGCAAGCTCGGCGAGCTTCCAGAATTTATGACGATTAGTAAAAATAGGCTTCGGAAGCTTTTCGTTGAGTTCTTTGATATATTCAGTTGATTTGACTATTACATCAACCTTTCCGTTGTTGGCAATGCGTTCTAGCTTTCCGTACAGACTTGATACAAATAAAGGTCGGTAGCTAAATTTGTTTATACCCGTATCAATGTCTTTCAATGTGGATGCAATATTGTCAATCTCACTTTTGACAGAAAGCCATTCTTCGGTATTTTTTTGTTCTTCAGGTTTTGCGTTCTCTATCCTCCGAGCTATTGCCTTGAGCGCTTTTTCTCTCCATGTATTAAATTCATTTACAGCACTATCATAATAATTATTCATTTTTTCATTTCGTCTTGAAGGGAAACGGGCTGGACCTGTTATCATAACACTCATTATACGAGAATGTTTGTAAAATAAAGTACGAACCCATTCTTTGTATTTCGTAATATAGTGCTCCTTCTCGTTTTCCGGCATATTTTCAAGGTCGGCATTCAATTCCTTTTCGTAATCACGAATATACAGAGCGGCTCGCTCTTCCGGGCTGAAACTCGTAGAACAGAAAGCATCGCAAGCGCATTTCCAAAGTTCTTCAAGGTTGATATCGTATTTCCACTTTGTAACAGCCCAAGAACCTAAGTCTTTGTCATAAATAACAACTTCCTCGTTGTTGGAAATACGGATTGCAGTATGTGCATAGTCGCAGTACATTAAATTTTCGCGTAACTTCTTACCTCTCCAGTTAAAGAGCCATTCTCCTTGTTCTGGATTTACTGTGCTAATCACTTTTAATGCTCGGTGGCAGTTCTTTTTTGCCAGCAAAATCTGTTCGATTTTGTCGGCTTCTCTTTTTTCTTTTTGTGTCATAATTGTGTTGTGTTAAAAAAGAGTTCTATTAAACTCTTATGTTGTCATGCAAATATATATCATATAATTAATATATGAAAGGTTTTTATCTTTTATTTTATTTCTAAATAATATTTTTTCTATAAAGATTCTATTCGTTTATATTTTCATTAACATCCAAAAAGAGGTTTAATAAACTTTGATTGTTATTTTTACCGCAAAAACGGTTTGTTAGTGTTTTCATGAAAGAAGTTTGGAAAGATATACAAGGGTATGAAGGGCTTTATCAGGTTTCCAATTTAGGAAAAGTAAGGAGTCTTGGAAATGGGAAGTCGCCTATTGGAAGAAAGCCTCGTATTATGATTGGAAATCGTATTCGTAGTGGGTATTTGATAATCTATTTTTGGAAAGATGGAATTAGAAAATACACTTGTTGATAAATAATGTTTAACAAGATATGAAAGATAAAATTTTTAATGCGCTAAAAGTAAAATTTGAAGGTCTTGAAGATTCGATTTTATTGCGTATTGCTGGCAAAAAGGCAGAAGGAGTAACGGATGAAGCGAAGATTACGACCATTGTGGACGGCATCACTCTTCAAGACGTAGTGAAATCCTATGGTGATTACCGGGCTAATGAAGCGAATATTTCCTCTATAAGAAATTATGAGGAGAAGCACGGATTGAAGGACGGGAAACCAGTAGAAAGCGGTGGAAATGGCAATGAAACAGGAAAAGAAGGCAAAAAGACTTACACTGCAGATGAGTTGGATAACTATTTTAATTTAAAACTGGAAGAGAAATGGAAACCTTATCAGCAGAAAATTGAAGCCTTTGAAGCTGAAAAAGCAAAGTCTGACCGCCAAAACCTCATAGCCAGCAAAGCTAAAGAGTTGGGTTTAACTGATAGCGATATGGAGTTTGTAACAGTTCCAGAAGATAAGGACCCGGGTGAGTTCTTGACAAGTTACAAGCAATCTCTTATTAATCGTGGGTTAAAGCCTGCAGATTCTGAAGGAGCACAGGTTGGAGATGAACAGGTTCAAGCTGCTGTTGCAGATGATTGGCTGGGAAGTCTAACTGTCTCCTAAGTAGTTTAACTTTTAATTAATAGACAAGATGAAGTTTAGGAAAAAGTTCTTCGGTGGCACGCGGCCTATTTATACGGGTTCCCCTGCTATTGGTGTTGTTGGTGGCTTCACTTTGGATAAGTCAAAGATCAACATTCCTGTTGGTGCAATTATTCCGGCTGGTTCTCTTGCGCAGTATGATGAGGCTACACGTAAATCGGTAGTTTTGAAAGCTTCGCGTGTAATGGCAATAGATGTTAGTGACGCAAAGAAAATCTCTTTGGAGTCAAATGAGTTTGTCACTCCGATTTTCGTAGTAGGTGATAGTGTGTTAGCCAATGAGGCTACAGGCAATTTTGAAGATGCGCCTACAATTGTCAAGGTCACAGATGATTCTAAGGGCTTTGTTGTTGAATTGTCTGCTGCTATTGCAGGTCTTAAAGTCGGTGATGCTTTATTCCAGGTCGTGGAAGGTGTTGCGGAAGGTGAGGGCAAAGCTCCGGCTGTATTCCTTACAGATGCTCCACAGGGATTATCAGTGAAGTCTGGTAATCCTTTGGGAACAGAAGTGTTGCCAGATGAAACGACCCTTGATGTTTCTGTTGACTCAAAGAATGGGATGTACTACGAACGTCGTATTCCACCTATTCCAGCCAGTCTCAAAAATGGTATTCTTTTGAAAACCAATCCGAATATCAAGTTTACACAATCCTTCTAAATGAGGTAAATAGATGAAATCAATTTTTTCAACATTTAAGGTAAATGACGCAAAAACAGGCAAACCGATTGATCTGATCGGAACTATGCAGATTGCGTTTGATAAGGCTTCCCTTTCTCAAAAAACGATGTGGGAAGAAATGTATGTAGATAAGTGGTTCGATTACAGACCTCCGCAGTTAGGTTTAACCGCAGAGGGTATCATGGGTAAATACCATGTTCGTATTCGAGCTTCCATTATCGGTAATAATGCTGATACTCCACTTCGTCCGGGTAGAGGCTTTGAACTTTGGTCGGGGAAAATTCCACGTATGGGGCATAAGTTTATGACGGATGCAGAAACCTTACGTACTCTGTTACAGGTATATGAAAATAACCGTCTCAATCCGGTACAAAAGCTGAATGAAATCAAGAAATGCATGTTTGGTGATTACAAAGATGCTTATCTGGGTTGCAAGGATGTTGTGGATGAAATCATTTTGAAAGCTCTGTCTAATGGTGGTGTTGCCATCTTCGACCCTGCGATTGACAATCCAGACGGTATCAAGTATATGGTTGAGTATGACATGCCTGTAGAGAACAAAAAGCTGGTTAAAACTGGTGAAGAATGGACTGAGGCTAATATCAACAATACTTCTATTGACGCTGCATCTTTGTTACAGAAGATTATCTATGATTACCTGAAGAAAGGTATTGTTTTTGATAAAATTTTGATGGCTCCAGATATTAAGTATTGGATGATGCGCAGTATCGGTTTACGTACAGGGTATCTGGGTAAGGATAAAAATACTCGTTCTTTGACGGAAGATGAGTTTTCAGCTTATTTGAAGTCAATGAAAATTCCGGCAATCGAAGAGATCAACCGTAGAACTGCATATCAGAAAGATGGTAAGCCTACCAACATCAACCCGTGGAATGACAATGTTATTTCCTTCATTCCTAAGACGGAAGGTGGTAAGCTGGGTGAAGTTCAACCGGCATTCGAAGATAATGCAATTCTTCCGGACCCGAATGTGCAGTATACTGATGCAGGAGAAGGTATTCGTATTGCAAAATGGACAACCGGTGAATCAACCGGCGATCAGGCTGCTGAATGGACCCAAGGTACGTGGCGTGCTGTTCCGATCATTTCTTGTATCAATGGCGTTGTGAATTTGCAGGTTAGAAACCTAGACACATCTTTTGCCGAAGATGCAACAGTTCTGGATTATAGTCCGGTTAGTGAATTACCAACGGTATAATAAAGTAGTGTTATGAAGATTGTTGCTATCAAGCGATTTACTGATAAAATGACAAAAGAGGTCTATGCACCAGGTGACGTGATTTCTCATTTTTCAGATGAACGTGTAAATGTTGCAGTTGAAAAAGGTCTGGCTTTGATTGTTGTGGATAAAGACACTTCTCATGTTACCAAAGAATCTGTAAATACTGATATCGATAAACAGTATCTCCAAGTTAAAGACGGAAAGGTTGTTGTAGAACAGTCCGGAAGGTCTGAAACATCAAATCAGCCAGTTAAAGACAATGTTGTTCGAGTTACTGAAGTTGAAGATGCGGGACAAACAGTAAAGACAGCTACTCCGGAGAAACCGGAAAAAAGAGATGTTGATACTACCTTGACAGAGATTGATATGAGTCTGCAGTGGCAAAAGGTTATTGCTCTCATTAAGATGTTTGGCGATGTAGAGAAGTTGAAGGGATATTTGGAGGTAGAGAATGCAGCCGATAAGCCCCGGGTATCTGTTATTGCTGCTTTGGAAGGCCGTATTTCAGAACTTTCAAACAAAGGAGAATAAGGCTGTATGAAAAATTCGGAAGTGTTCATAGCGAAATGTTTGCATTACAACCCGACTTCGGTTATTGTGTGTGATGCCCTTGATGATGTAGGTTTAAAACCTGATGATGAATGTAAGGACAAACGTGTTGTGGTAAAAGCTGTTTTAGGTTATCTGTCGGGTGTTCTTTCTTTGGCTTCGGAGAAAGAAGTTGATTGTTCGAATACTTATGACCGTGAGGGATTAGAAACGTACATCAAAATGTTATGTAAACAGTTCAACTATGACGCTTCCATTTTTTTAAGTGATAACTCAACTGAAATTGAGGACGGTTCAGACCGTTGGTAATATGTGGTATAATGACAAAATAGAGTTATATGTTAATAGTACCGAAGCCGGTCATGATGAGAATTTTAATCCGGTTATTCCGGAAAAGATTCTTATTGATTTGGGCAAGTGCAATATACATGGTAATCCGGCGGCTAAAAAAGTTTCGTCTACAGATGGCGAAGATTACATTTATAGCTACCAAGTTGTCATTGAAACCATTCCTTCTATTTTTCCGAAATTGGGTGATAAGGTTCGAATAACGAAGTCAGACGGTAGTATCTCCGGTTTGGAAATGACTGTTGTTGGCTTCGGTACGATGAAAGGAAAAGCAAGCGTTTTATTATGAAGTTTCAGCGGACGGGAGATTGGAAGAATGTGTCGTTGATTTTGGAAAGGCAGTTAAAACGTGTTGAAGAATCTATCGTATTCAACTTTTTGGTCATCGGTGAAAACTGTGTAATTCATGCGCGTGATAATGGTAAGTATAAAGACCAGACAGGTAATCTAAGAAATTCTATCGGCTATGTGATCGCTTATGAAGGGGAAATCTTAGAATGGGGCTTTAAATATTCTTCTGGAATATCAAATAAGGGGGAATTTTTAGCTAAGTATAAGATAAACGAAATGCTTACTGGTGATACGGGGTATTCTTTGGTCATTGTGGCTGGCATGAGTTACGCCAGAAAGGTAGAGGATAGAGGTAAAAATGTTTTGTCTGCAACTGAAGGCTATCTGAAAAAAGAGGTGAGAGTTAAGATGAAACGTATTCTTTCTAAAGCTGGGTTCAAATGAGAGGACAGGAAGCGATAACAATAATTTGCAAGATGCTGGCATCTGCTAATTTGGGGGTCCACATTTTCAAGAATAACCGGGAAATAAATTTTTCAGGTGTAGAATATATCGTAGTTAATCATCTTTCTTTTCCACAGGAATCCGGTTTACAAGAAGGCTATGCGAACATTAATATTCACGTCAAAGATACCGGTACTGGCGAACCAAACAGTGGGCGTATTAATGAGATTTCGGAGAGCGTATTGCTTTTGTTTAAAGAGACAGAAGATGCGGAAGGGAATGTTTATACGAAACGTTCTGGTGCTGAATTCTCCCTTTATGATGACTCTTTTTCGGATGATGATGATGAAACTCATTATCAGAATTTTAAAATTAAAGTGGTTTATATCAATTAAATAATTAATAATTATGGCAGGTACAGCAGTTTATGGCATTGATTATTTAAAACTTGCTCCAGCAATTGAGTCAGGAGAGAACGCAGGTTCCTATCCTGAATTTGAGACAGTTTCAACAAAATTCAATGTTAAAGCTATCGTAAAAGACTCATTTCAATTCAATGATTCTGCTCCAGGAACAAACGATATTGAAGTTGAGGACATGGATGAGTATTATGCAAGTTTGCAGTCTGATCCAGGACAAAAAGGCTTCACACTACAAACTTACGATATGGGGAGTGATGCGTATAAATATCTTACCGGATATGCGCAGAATGATGACTGGATGGAAGAAACACCAGGTTTTGAATTACCCAATCAAGCTGTAGAACTGAAGACTAAAAGTCTTAAAGGTTTCCCAGCAAAGGTCTTTCAATGGGCGCGAATGAAAATGACTGTAACCCGTACGGGGACTATAGGAAAGTCTGGATTCCCGAATTTCAATTTGGAATTTAAACAGCTTGCCAACTTGAATAAAGATGGTAAAGAAATCAGTGGGGCCCGGAATAAGGATTATACTGCTCCAGAGGAGCCTTCTGTGTGAAGAATGTAAAATGATTATTCGTAGTCGTGTGGTAATATAATGTTGTATTAGCCCCGGTCAATACGGGCCGGGGCTTTTAATTTTAGTGAAGATGAATAAAGTAGAAGGTGAGAACATTCAAGAACGTACGGTAGAAGCTTTTGCTGAACGACCAATGATTGTGTTTTTGGGCTGTATTCCATTTGTCATAAGGCCGATCACTCTTACACAAATTTGGGAGATTGGGAATATTGTTAAAGATATGATCCCAATTGAAAAAGAGAAGGTTGAAAATATAATAAGTGATGTTGCGGCTGTTCTTTCCTACTCCAAGGAGGGGATAAACATTGCAAATATCATTGTGCTATTCATGTTTCGTAGTAGATGGATGCGTTGGTTATTTGGAAACTATGTAAAGAAAAGGTTAACTGTCAAGAAACACAAGAAAATACAGAATTTCATGGCACGTTCTATGGACCCGGCTTTTTTTTTAAGTACTATCATTTTCCTAAGAGGGATAACAGAACTGACAAAACCGACGAATATAGCCGAAGCGATAGTCCCTGGTCCACAGTTAGTGGAGTAATGAAGTATTATCGGATGAGTTATGTTGAAGTTACTCAAAAGAGATCATACTTGACCATTCAGTTATTGAATGCTGCTATACCTGGTTCAAAACCGGTAAAAAGTGATGATGATAATGTAGAGAAAGTACCGGAGAAAGAAATTCATGCAAATGAATATTTCACTCAATTTATGTAATATATGGATACCCAGGGAACTATAGGCATTAAAGCCACATTGGATATTTCTGAAATGCAACGGAACGTTCAGAAATATGTCCGAAATATAAATATGATGCAAGATCATACGGACGTTGCCAGCCAGTCCGTAGCTAAGTCTTTTTCCCGGATGCAAGCTGCCGGGGCTGCATTCCTTTCGCTTGATATGGCGAAAAGATTAACATCGGAGTTGGTTTCGGTTTATGGAACTTTCCAGCAACTGGAAATAAAGTTCACCTCCATGTTGCATAGTGGAGAGAAAGCAAAAAAATTGATGGGTGAACTTGTTGATTTTGCCGCTAATACACCATTTGATTTGAAAGGTGTTTCACAGTCTGCAACACAGCTTGTAGCTTACGGAACCGCAGCCGATGATGTTATAGACCGTCTTACTCGTTTGGGGAATATTGCTGCCGGATTAAGTCAGCCAATAGGTGATTTGGTTTATCTTTATGGAACCAGCATGACGCAAGGCAGATTAATGACAGAAGATTTGAACCAGTTTGCAGGGCGTGGTGTGCCAATTTTCTCTGAACTTGCCAAAGTGATGGGAGTAAATAAGGAAGAAATTAAAGATTTGGCATCCGAAGGCAAAATTAGTTTCTCCTATCTTGAACAGGTTGTTGATAACCTTACGAATAAGGGTGGTATGTTCTATAACCTTATGGAAAATCAATCCAAAACTGTTTCAGGTAAGATTTCCAACCTGGGTGATACTATTGATACCATATATAATGACCTTGGTAAATCGAATGACAAGTTTATTAATGGCGCTTTGGATGGCGCAAATTATTTGGCTGAACATTACAAAGAAGTAGGTTCTGCTCTCGCTGCTCTTATCAGTCTGTATGGTATTCATAAGACTGCATTAATCGCTCATGCATCCGCATATAAAGCCGCAGGAACGGCAGAAAGAGCCGCTATGATAAAAGCAGAGGCGGAAGCGTTGAAGGGGCTTGAAACTGAAGAATTAAAGGCAAAACTTACAAAGCAGGGGTTAAAGGTCGGTTCTGACGATTATGTTGCTGCATTGAAATCAGAAATAGTAGCCGAAAAGGAACGGCAAACCCAAATTGCTGAAACTGCAAATAAAGAGTTAGATGTTGCAAAGGATAGGCTTGCATTAGCCGAAAAAAACAAAGTACAGACTTTGCAGAATGTTCAATCTAAGAGAGAAGAACTTGCAGCTGCGATATCACAGGCACAAGCTGAAAAAACGGCTTCTTTGGAAAAGAAAATGTCACTGGAAAGTGAAAAACAAAGTAGGGCTGCTCTTCGTGTAGTAAAATTGCAGGAAGAAAAAGATTCTGCTATTGCCGAAGCTCGACATTTGAAAGAAATTTCCGCAAGTGAGGAAAAAATTTCCGTTAAGAATAGGGAAATTGCTGTTATTGACAAGAAAATTGCAGCAGCTAAAGCCGAAGAGGTTCAGCATTCCAAAAATGTAGTCGCTTTGCGTAAAGATATTGCAGCTGTAGAAGGTAGTACAACTTCCAAGAAGATAGAAAAGTTGCAAACGCAATTGAATACTGCTGAGCAGAAATTGAATTCGGCTGAAATAAGTCGTAATACGGCTGTTAGGGAAGTTAATTCAAAGCAGATGGTTGTAAATACGGCAACAAAAAAGGCGGGAACTTTACAAACCGGATTGGAAACAGCCAGTATATCTGCAAATACAGCCGCTAAATCATTGGGGGCAAAAGCTACTTCCTTGCTTACTATTGCGACATCAAAGTTGAATGCTGTTATTGCTGCTAATGTTTGGACAATTGCATTAGCCGGAATAGTCGCTTTGGGTTATGGAGTGTACAAACTGATAACTTATCAAACCGATGCTGAAAAGTGGCAGAGTAAATTGAACGACCGTTTCCGGGAGTTCAATAGTGAGATTGCTACGGAGCAAACAGAGATAGACAGATTGTTTGGTAAATTAGATGCTGCGACAAAAGAAACAAAAGAATATGATGATGCAAAGAAGTCCATACTTGATAAATATGGCGAATATCTCCGGGGGCTGGGTGATGAGATTGAGCAATTGACCAATGTAGAGGCGGCTTACAAAGCGATTAGTGCGGCCGCAAAGCAATCGGCAATTGACCGGGCTGTTGCTGATGCGAAAGGGGTTGCTTCCGATACATACAAAGAAAATTCAACAAAGCATTTGGAACTGTTGGAGAAGGCTATACGTAGTAAGATAAAGGATGAACGGGATGCGTCTGCTCTTTATTCAACTATTGTACAGGATATTCAGAAAAATGGTGTTCTATCCGATGTGGCCGATAATATTGTTAGGTCCTTTTCGAAAAATGTATATAAACGTGGAGTTGATGGTATAGAGCGGTTGTCAAAAGTAGATAATCCTATTCGTGATGCCATTGAAGCACTTAAAAAAGATAATGAACTTTTGAATTCGGCTTTTTCAGACATTGATCAGAAATTTGGTAAAGCGAGTGTTGATTACCTGTCTATGACTTCCGAGCAAATAAAAAAGGTTATAGCTGATTATGAATCTGAAATAAAAGCTGGTCGTAAAACTGTACAGGTTACAATTGACTTATCTAAAGCTCGTGAAGCATTAATAGAGGTTGAAAAACAAGAAAATAAAAAAGCTGAAACTGTAGCAGAAAGGAAGGTTCGATGGGCGAAAGAATTGGCTGATGCCGAAGCGAAACTAAATAAATTAAAGGCTGATAATTCTATTGCTACTCAAAAAGAGATTGAAGAACAACAAAAGGTTGTTGATAAACTAAAAAAGAATCTTGAAATAGATGACAAATCTGTCAATTCAAAGGAGAAAAAACAGGAAGCCGCTAACCGTTTGAAAGTTGAAAGTGTCGAACGTTTACAACAGTTGAATGACCAATTACAACAGGAAAAGAAAGCTGCGGTACAGGCTGAATTGGATATAGCTCAGGCTAAGATTGATGCGATGAATGAAGGCCATCTAAAACAGCAGGCGCAAATTGAACTCAACTTCCGAAAAGCCAAAGTAGAGAATGACCGTCGTACAAGTGAATACATAAAAAGCCAGCAGCAAATCGAACGTTTGGCGTGGGAAAAGGAGCATCCGGATTATAAGAATAAAGGGCTTGTTTTTGAACCAAAGACAAAAACGAAAGCGGACCTTTCGAAAGATAAACAAGATGCTCTCGCTGCTTATGAAAATGCGGCTGCAGAAGCACGAAAGAAAGCAGAAGAGGCTTTGTTCAAATCATTGACGGGAGAGTATCAGAGTTATACTGATCAGCGTCTTGCCATTGAGAAAAAATACAATCAAGATTTAGCCGCTTTACAGGCTGAACGCAATAAATATCAAAAGAATGGAGATACTGATAAAGTTGCACAGATTGACCGTTCAATAGCGCAGGCTATAAAAGATAAGGGTAAATCTCTTATGAGGCTTGATTTCGAACAATTGAAGCAAACCCCGGAGTATGTGCGTGCATTTGAGAATTTGAAAAATACTTCCTCGGAAACTCTTAGTTCCTTGCTTTCTCAATTGGAGAATGCAAAGCAGACCGCCGCTAAAGTCTTGAACCCTGAAGATTTGCGGGAATATACGAGTACTATCCAATCTATCATGGATGAATTAGATAGCCGTAACCCGTTCAAGGCTTTGCTTGAAAGGAAGAAGGAGTTGGAGGAAGTTGGTGAAGAATTGAAGAGGGCTAAAGAACAACTTGATTATGTTCAGGCCGGTGGAAAGATCGTTACAGGTATCAAGAGTACGAATTTCAATAAAGATACCGGTGCAATAGAGGTTGAAAATGAATATATGTCTGTTGCTAAAGCTATTGAAATATATCGCAAAGCACAAGACAAGGCAGCTAAAAGTAGTAATGATTTTCAGAAAGCAGAAGAAGAGGTTGCTGATGTAGTTGATCAGCTATTTTCTTCAATAAAAGATGTTGGTGATACGATAGGGGGAACGTCCGGCGAAGTTCTTTCTTTCATTGGTGATATAGGTCTATTTGTTACGAGTTCGATTAATGCGTGGGAAACTGCGGCAAATGCAGGTTCTAAAGCTGTGCAGGCAGTTGAAAAAGCGTCTGTTATTTTGGGGGTCATATCAGGCGTTATTCAGTTAATGGATAAGTTGTCCTCATTGACAAAATCTGCTTACGAACAGTATGAGGTTTATGCAGAAAAGGTCAAGGAGGTTAACGCATTGAAAGATGCTGTTAATGATTATGCTATTGCTGTTCTTGAAGCAAAACAAGCAGAAGATGATTGGTTCTCCGGTGAAAATTTGAACAGTTTACGTAATTACAGAAAGCTGCATGAACAGGTAGCAGATGCTTATTACGAAAAGTTGTTTGAAGATCAAGCAACATATCAGAATAAAAAAGCAGGAGGCTGGCTTACTGGTGGGCTGAATGGTATAATGAATACGCTATCTCCTCTTGGATGGACTGGTGTATGGCAAAAGTGGACAGGACAAAATTACAAGGAAGGTATATCGAAGGCTATTGATAACCTACGCATTGAAACAAGGAAGAAGAGTAATGGCTTTCTTGGTACAGGTATTGGGGCAAAGTCACAAAAAACAGAAGATATTCAAACTTGGATAAATAACAATAAGGATAAGTTTAAAGGGTTAAATACTGATCTGTTTGATGATAAGAATTTAATCAATATAGAGCTTGCACAATCTCTCATAGATAACTATGGTGATAAATTAGTGGGCCAGACTAAAGAAACATTGGAAGCTCTTATCGAACTTCGTGAGAAATACGATGAGTACATGGAGCAATTACATGATTATGTAAGCTCTTTATATGATCCTTTAGGTGGAAATTTTGTCGACAGTCTTTGGGATTGGCTGGATAGTGGAAAGGATGCTTTGGATTCTTTCAAAGAATATGCCTCTGATACGTTTCGTGATATTGTTACGGATATGATGAAAACGATAGTTCTTGACAAGGTTATAGGAAACTTTGACGATGATATTGCAGCTTTGTATGAAAAATATGCTTCTGGTGATATCTCCGAAACAGATTTGATGAAGATGGTTGCAGAGCGTACTGGTGAATTGGTCGATAATTATGAGAAGAATATCCCGGTACTGGAAAATATTCTTTCTTCTGTTAATGGATATTTTAAAGATGCTGGGATAGATTTGAAAAAGCAGGATGATTCTACCAGGTCGGCAGTAGAAAAAGGCATACAGGGTGTTTCACAGGATAGTATATCAGAAATGAATGGACGGCTTACTGCTACAACAATGTTTTTGTCTGATATTCTAAAAGCTGTACAGCTCCAAACAGAATCGACAAATAATGTGTCTTTGGCCATATCAGATATGAAAGCTATGTCTGTTCAGGTGAATGAGAATTTACGAATAATAAAAGATAATGTAATTGTCATGATAGGTCATTTATCGAATATTGACGCAAACACTTCGAAATTGATCGATATTCAAAAGGATATGAATTCTGTGCGAAAAGCTGTGGAAAGAATGAATGACAAAGGTGTAAAAATGGTGTAGTCATGAATAGAGTTTGTTTAGTAGATGGAGTTGATATATTCAGACGTTATGGAGCAAAAGTTAAACGTAATGGATATGTTGATTTACTGACATTTCCACCGCTTGTGACACCAGATAGCACAAGCTGGCCGGAAGAGGACGGTGTGGAAGTTGATTTAATGGACCCGAAGCTGGATGTGAAAGAGGTGTCAATCTCATTTGTTGCTGATGATGCGAACGGATTGGTAAATTTTTTGTGTCAACCAGGTTATCATGTTTGGTCTATTGGATTAGGACGTGAATGGCGTTTGCGTATTAGTAGCCAGTCTAATAATCAATTGATAGATACAACATCTATTTTCACGTTAAAGTTTATTGATGACTTTCCCACACGGGCAGAAGACTATATATCTGCTCCGGGTTGTGGAATAGTTATACCGAAATGTGATTATGAAATGGATGGTCTTTCATGGCGTGACTATGGTATCATCGTTAAGAAAGGTACCAGAGATGAAGTATTGAAGTCTTCGGCAGTAAAGCAAAATTTGTCTCAGAAAATACAAACAAAAGACGGGCAGTTTTATGACGTTGAACAAGTAGTTTTTGAGGCCAAAGATGTTATGTTCAATTTGTATATGTGTGCCGATAGCATTGATCGATTCTGGCAATGCTATGATGCGTTTTTCAATGATTTGATCAAACCGGAAGAACGTATTCTTTATGTTGGGTATACCGATGAGGAATATCCGTGTTATTACAAAAAGTCCTCTAATTTCGAGATATTATCATTGTCCGACAAAGTCATGATTGGATTTAGTTTGACCCTTGTTTTCACATCATTCAGGGTAGATGAAACTGAATATATACTTGCTACCGAAGACGATGAGCGCATAGTTGATGAGGAAGATGGTGAAACTTGTATTGATTTAGGTATAGATTATGATTAGGAAAAAGAAAATAAGCCAGTTGCCCTTATCAGAGTCTTTGGTAGGATTGTATACTATTGGGGTCAATGCGGCAAACAAAAGTGTAAAGGTCAGCCTTGAATGGCTTAAAAGTGTATCAGATAATGTGGTGGATGCAACAAAAGCCGCTATTGAAGCTACAAAAAATGCAATCAAGGCAACAACCGATATGCGTCAGCTTGAAGCGACGGTAGAGGAAAAAGAGGAAGAACGGGAAAATTTCTATACCCGTTCCCAGGCGATGGTGCAGGGTTGGAGCAATGACGAACAAGGAAGAAAAGTAGCGGAAGCCGAACGGGATAAAAAAGAAGCTGAACGCATTAAAGAGGAAGCGGCTCGCAAAGAAGAAGAAGCGAAAAGAGTTGAAACTGAAAAAGAGCGTATCGTTGAAGAAGAATTACGTAAAAAAGCGGAAGACGGACGTAAAGCAGAAGAAGTTATACGCCAGAAGCAAGAGGACGTACGAGAAGCGGAAACGACGAAAGCTATATTGAATGCCGAAACTGCTACTGATCGATTAAATGCCTTGTCTGATCATCGAGATGAAATAAGGGACGGTTACTGGTGGCGATGGAATGAGGAAACAGGTGAGTGGTATAATACCGGTGAAATAGCTAAGGGTAATGTGATGTACGCCACCTTTGATGTAGATGAAAACAACGACCTCTATATGTACACCGATGAAGAATATACCGGTCCTGGATTTGAGGTTGATAATGAAGATTTGTATGTCGTATTAATAACAGAATGATATTATGGAGAGCAAGAAAGTAAAAACATTTTTAGCGCGTGTTGGGTTAAAGCCGCGTGGTACTTATTCGGAAGAAATACATTATGATTATAAGGACTTTTTCAATTATAATGGTAGTTCTTTTGTTGTTTTACAAAAGGATGGAGTAACAGGGGTTACTCCGGTTGCCGACAATGTGAATTTCATGTTGTTGGCTGAGCGTGGGGAGAAGCTAAAGTTTTCCGATTTGACAGATGAGGAAAAGGATTTACTTAAACTTCATTTCCCGGACTTGACTGAAGATGATATAGCCTTGTTGCAGAAGCCGGCAAAAGATGCGGCAGCGTTGGCAGATATAGCAACAGGTAAAGCAAATGATGCGGCAGAACTGGCGAATACCAATGCCGGAAAAGCGGATGCGGCCGCCAGAAGTGCCAACGATGAAGCCGGAAAAGCCAGAATAGCTGCTGATCTTGCCAATGAAAAAGCGGGATTGGCTAACGCCGCGGCAGGAGCAGCTACAACGGCGGCAGGCGTAGCGGATAGGTCCGCAGAGAATGCTAATAATGCTGCTTCGGATGCAAGAAATGTCCCTCTTATTCAGAATGGTACTTTCTGGTTGTATGACCCGGCACAAAAAAAGTATGTAGATACGGGTTCCTCGGCAACTGGTAAAAGCCCAAAGGCGATAGATGGTATCTGGTGGGAATGGAATGATGAAGCCGGTGAATATGTAAGTACAAATATTTCAGCAAACTCTGATTACGAACTGACAAAGGGAAAGGTGGAAAATGTTTTGTCCGGAGATATAACAAGCCATAATCACGCGACACAGCTAGCAGAAGCTTTGGCAGACTATGTAAAGAAGGTTGCCGGAAAAGACTTGTCAACGGAAGATTTTACAACTGCTTTCAAAAACAAGTTGATTGGGCTTGAAAACTACGATGATGCCGCAGTTTTGGCTTCTATCGCAACGATCAATCAGCGTATTGATACATTGCTTGGCGGTTCGGCAAGTTCGGCAATAGACACGTTTAACGAAATAGAGGCTTTTCTTGCTGGTATAACCGACACAAAGACGCTTACCGGGTTATTGGCTGATCTTAAGTCGGAAATAACCGCTATTATCCCCACCAAGCTCTCCGACCTTCGAAATGACAACAATACTGTACAAGATGCCGATTATGTGCATACGGACAACAACTATACAACTGCCGAAAAGTCGAAGTTGGAAAAGATAAACTTTGTCCCCACTCTTGACCATGAGCCCGGAGACGGCGATCTGACATATACAGATGGAGACGGCGAACATGTATTTCTAATCGGGAACCAGGCGCGCGTTTTGGATGCCGAAAAAGGGGAATTTGTATTCTGGCAACTGTATGATATATCCGTCGACAATAAAGCGGTTTGGAAGAAAGCTGGTTCCGGCGGAGATATGCAGTTGACCGAGAAAGTAAACATCACCTTGTCAAGTAATCAGGCTCAACCGGATATTGCGTTGAATGGTGCAGAAATTCATTTGATTTATGGAGATAATGATACACCTTTCATTTGGCAGAACGGTTCTGTGTTTTCTGCTGAAATTCCAATGAATATGACATATCGTATCGTTTATCCAACGATTGCAGGATATGCGACTCCGGAAGAGGACGAATTCATTGCTCTTGCAGGAAATACCCGTACAGTCAGTGCCATGTACAATACAACAATTATGACAATTGATGTTGTGAGCAATCAAACCGATCAAACTGATTTGAATAATTTGCAGATCGTATTGTCTGGTTCGATAAATAAAGTTTTGACTTATGTAGGTGAGCCTTTGGTACTAAAAGTACCAACAGGAAAACAGGTCGTAATTACTCCGGAGCAATTGGAGGGGTATGCGAATGTTTCTGCAGTAACGAAAACTCCGGAGGCATCTACGGATTCAGCTATGTTCACTTATAATACAACTATAATCAGTGTCACTCTTTCATCTAATCAACCAGTTCCTGATACCCGTTTGAATGGCGCCACGGTTACTGTTAAGTATGCCGATGTTACAAAGGAATTTGCTTGGAGTGGTTCGGCCTATTCATTAAAAGTACCAACAGGTTCGAGCTTTAGTGTTTCATCTGCTGATGTGCCAGGTTATAATACTCCTGCACAAAAGACACAAACGGCAACAGGTACATCCGGTAGTGTTTCTTTGGCATACACGACCGAGAAAGTAACAATCAATGTTACTGCCGACGATGGGGGAAGTGTTGCCAGACAAACGCTGACAGTAACAAATACAGGCAATAATTCTCAATTGTATTCCGGAGCTGCAGGTACTGGAATTGTTTTGTATATTCCTTTTGGTACAAACTACAAAGTGTCGGTTAATGCTATGTCTGCCTATCATCCTGTTTCTGATCAATCGTTTACGTCTGGAAGTGCAAACCGGACGGTGACGGTCACGTATGAACGTATTAAAACGTCGCGTGTTGTTCAGGATGATTCTATTGCAGACCCTCAAAATATAACCGGAGATGTGAACGGAACTATCATACAACAAATACGTGCTAAATTCCGGCGTTGTCTTGCTAAAAAGTCTGCCGATGGACAGATGACTATCCGGTATTTGAAGAATGATAATTCGAATTATTATGATGATGGAACTGCGGCAAAATTGGATGGGACAGAAGGTGATGTAATGGTTTATTTCCCTCGCTTTTATTACAAATATGAAAGTTTGGGGTCCTATAAGTTTGCTTATTCTTTTGCTCTGGTACAGCTTGATAGTACTTGGAAAGAGTCATCGGAGTGCTTGGTGGGTGCTTATGAGGCTTATGTGACTAATAACAAAGTTTATTCCCGTTCTGGTGTTGCTTCTTCCGGAAATATATCACAGGCAAATTTCAAAACGTATGCCCGTTCTCGTGGTACTGGATATCAGATAATAGATTACGACCAACATAAAATGATTGCCTGGTTGTTTTACGCTATTTATGGAACTCGACACTGTCAGTCTATCTGTGGTTCTGGAACCAATTCTTATACAAAGGAGACAGGGCAGACGAATACTATTGGCAATGCAGATACGACAACAGCCAATGGAAATTCTATGTCTGTGAATTTCTTGGGTATTGAAAATTGTTGGGGTAATAAATATGAATGGCTTGATAATGTTGTAGTCAATAATGGAACATGGGTGATTACTGATACTGTTACTGGTGCATCACGAAATGTTGCAGGTTTGCAAACAAATAGTAGCTGGGCTTATGCAAAAGCGGCTGTTGCCGGTGAGTATCTTGACATTATAGCAAAGGAAGGGGGAATGAGCGATAGTACAGGCTATTGCGATGGTTTTTATACCACAACATCCAGCTCCCGTGTGGTGCTGCGGTCTTGCTACTACTCGAGTTCGAATGGCGGTGTTGCGTGCGCGCGATGCGGTAGCGATTCGTCGTATACGAACTCGGGCTTCGGTTCGCGGCTGTCCTTCCGAGGCGTAATCCGCGAAGCGGAAAGCGTGGCAGCGTTTAAGTCGATATCTGTTGCGAATTAAGGGGGTGCAAAATTTAATAGATGGTGAAAAAGGTGTAAATTTGACCGCAAAATCAAATTGAGTTCAATTTTTGAACTCAATTTTCGGCAGAATTTCCTTTGCTCCCGTGTGGTGCTGCGGTCTTACAACAACTCGAATTCGAATGGCGGTGTTGCGTACGCGCAATGCAATAACGATTCGTCGAATACGAACTCGAACTTCGGTTCGCGGCTGTCAAGCAATTAAATAAAATATAATCGGGGTACGGCATGGTGAACTTTGTTTACGGAGTTGTCCCGAGGGAAATGAGCCTTGCGTCCAGTTTGGAGGCAGAACATCAAGAGCAGTGGTAGCGTTTGGTAGGGCCTGGTTTTGGCTTCGAAGAAGGCGGACCACAAATTGAAGGAATATTATGAAGCGATTAGGTTACATAATAGAACAAATCGTTGACAAAGATAACATGAACGAAGCGTTTGATGCCGTCCTGCGTGGTTCCCAAAGAAAGCGGACCCGTGCAGGACGTAGTCTCATTCGTAATCGTGAACAAGTTATAGACAGGCTCATAGATGAAATAGAATGTGATCTATACCAAATAAAGGGGTATAGGGAGTTTGAAGTTGTTGAGCATGGAAAAGTCAGGGTTATTCAAAGTGTAAACTATGAAGATCGTGTCGCTTTGCACGCTATTATGTCGGTTGTGGGAAAGCATATAAAGAAAAGGTTGATAAGAGATACCTATGCGGCAATCCCACAAAGGGGTATTTTAGATGGATTGAATAGGGTTCAAAAGCATCTTAGGGATGATCCGGAAGGAACAAAGTATTGTTACAAGATGGATATAAAGAAATTCTATCAATCCATTAATCAGGATTTTATTTTATACTCTTTATCTCGTATATTTAAAGATCAACGTCTTTTGAATACATTGGCCAGGATAGTTCGGATAATCCCGGACGGGCTTTCTATTGGATTTAGACCTTCACAAGATTTGGGTAATTTGCTGTTAAGCCATTATTTGGATCATTATATCAAAGATCGGTATGGAGTAAAGCATTATTTCCGCTATTGTGATGATATTGTTATTCTTGCAGGAACAAAAGAAGAATTGCAAGAAATTGCAAAAAAAGTTCATTATCATATTGAAAGTATTGGATTGGAGGTAAAGAATAATGAATGTATTTTTGATGTGGAGGAGCGTGGAATTGACTTTCTGGGATATGTGATACGGCATGATTATGTTTTAGTCCGGAAACGGATTAAGAAGAATTTTGCAAGGCGAATTAAAAAAGTTCGCAGTCGTAAACGTAGGCATGAATTAATAGCTTCATTCTATGGGATTGTAAAACATTGTAATGCAAATCATTTATTTAAAACATTAACAGGTATGAGTGAGAGAGAAATTCGGAAATTCAGTGATTTGGGTTTGAAATGGGAACCGGCAGACGGTAAGAAAAGATTTGATTGCTCTATTGTTACAATAGGGGATATAGTGAATGTCCCTATTGTGATAGAAGACTTTGAGACGGATATCAAAACTAAAGAGGGAGAAGGGCGTTATTTGGTTTTGATAACAGAGAATGGAGTGCATAAGAAGTTTTTCACCAACTCGGAAGAAATGAAAAATTTGCTTGATCAGATGAGAGAAAGAGACATGCTACCTGTTGAAACCATTATTCGGAAGGTTGCAATGGGTAAGATTACGAAGTATAAATTTACATAGGAGATTTTGCCATGAGAGTAAATGGGACAGAAAATGTGAAGTTGATAGAATGTATTAATCCGATAAAGGATAAATGGCGTATTCGTTGGGATATTCAAAAGAATGTAGCAACAGAGAGTAACCCGAATGCGTCTGGTGTGAATTATGAGGAGTTTGAGTTTTCCCGTAAACCATCGGTGGATGAAGTAAAGAAAGTTATTATTGACTGGTACAACAGCCAAATAGATGATTCTATTTTAAGGAAATTCGTTTGGAATGATATGCCGGTTTGGTTGAGTATGGAGAATCAATTTAATTATAAAGCAGCATTTGATTTGGCTGTACAAACGAACGGTGACAGTTTGCCTGTGACATTTAAGTTTGGAACAGATGATAAAGCTGTATATCATGAATTCACGACACTGGAAGATATAACGGATTTTTATTCAAAGGCTGTTGCTTTTAAAGACAAAATATTGTCAGATGGCTGGGCGTTGAAAGATGCGATAGACTTTTCTTTATACGAATGTTAGTGAGTTTATAGTAAATAATTATAAATAATTGAGCCTTGAATGTTTTCAAGGCTTTTTTTATATCTTGAAATGAGGTTTATTAAACCTTGTTTTCTATTTTTGAGCCGTGATGAGTAAAGAGCGGTTGATGTATGGTTATTTATGATAAATTTGGAAGTATAGTCCTTGATATTGACGTTGAAGATGACAGCTATCGTTACCGGGCAATAATGAACGGTACACAGGTCGTATTGTATTATTCTCTTACGGAGCATGTAGAGGTTCCGGTAGGTTCTTATATCGAGTATCAAGGGGTTAAATATACACTGTGGAGACCGGAAAATTTCAAAAAACATGGAACGAGGAATTTTGAATATACTGTTGAGTTTGGTGGTGATGAAGAAGCTCTGAAAAAGTACAAGATCAAAGACTTATCGATTACTCCTAATAAACTGATTTTCTCTTATACGGCAACTCCCCGACAATTATTACAACTAATTGTTGATAACTTGAATTTGCGCGAAGGTGGATGGAAAGTCGGAAAGTGTATCGAAGGGGTAGAAAAGCTATATTCTTTTAACAACGAGTACATTTTTGATGCCTTAAATCGTAATGCTGGTGATTTAAAAACAGAATGGAATATAGCCAACAAGACGATTGATTTATGTAAGGTTGAGTATTTTAAGGATGATCCACTACCTTTGTCGTATGGAAAGGGGAACGGCTTTTTACCTGGTACAGGTAGGGCTAATACCGGAGACAAACAACCGATTGTCATATTGTATGTACAAGGGGGTGAAAGGAATATTGATGCCAGTAAATACGGAAGTACCACCTTACTTTTGCCAAAGGACCAGGAAATAGAATATGAAGGAAGAAAATACCATACCTCAAAAGACGGAACGTTTCTTTATCGTTCAGATAGAGATACAACGGCTGGTCAAGAAGATGGTTATGATGGAAGCCACATATATCCGTCCCGGGTGGGAACAATAAGTGAAGTAATTGTTGCTGATGCAGAAAAGAATTTCTACGACATAATTGATACATCTATACCTGATGCTCTGGATTATGCACAATATAGGATAGCTGGGCAACGTGCCACAATTAAATTTGAGTCCGGGCGGTTGGCAGGGCGCGAGTTTGATCTTGAACAGACTGACGAAGAGTTAACAGGTTATGTTCATGCAGAACGTCGTTTCAAAATTGTTCCTGCAGAGTTGGACGGACAGGTAATGCCTAATGAGACTTTTCGTCCGGCTGTTGGCGATAAGTATGCTATATTCGGAATAGCTCTTCCTGATGCTTATATATGTGATAACGTCACAAAGACGGGGGCCAGTTGGGATATGTTGCGTGAAGCTGTAAGGTATCTGTATGAAAATGAAGATGAACAGTTTTCATTTACAGGTGAGTTGAAAGGTTCTTGGGCGAAAAAACGATGGTTAGAGATAGGGGGGAAGATATTACCAGGTGGATATGTATTGTTCAGTGACACGCAGTATCAGCCGGAGGGGGTATTGATTCGAATAACCGGGGTTCGTGATTATATAAATAACCCTCATTCTCCGGAAATCGAATTGTCAAACGTTCCGGTGGCACCGTCTAAATCGTCGGAACTGGGTAAGATTGAATCAAACGAAGTAATTGTAGAAGAAAAGCACAAAGAAAGTTTGTCTTTTACAATGCGTCGGTATTTGGATATGGTAGAAACCGGGAAAATGCTTGAAAAAGCAATCGAAGGGTTTAGTGCTTCCATCAATCCGGTTACTGTTAGTACTATGCAAATCCGATTAGGGGCGGAACAATTACAATTCCGTTTCGTTAACAACAAAACTACCCCTTCGGAAATCATACCGAATTTCCGGATGAATAATACAACGAAGGTGTTTTCTGCACCAGCCTCTATATTACAACACATGAGTTTGGGGATAACGAAAGTATCGCCGACACATTCTCCTAATGAGTATAAGTTTTGGGATATATCGGCTTATACATCCCCTTATCTGGGTGATGATAAAAGTCCATATTATTTATATGCTAAGTGCAGTAAATCTGGAACAACCGGAATCTTTGAATTATCAAAGGAACCTCACAAAATGGAAGAAGGTAGTTTTTACTATTTCCTTGTTGGGACACTTGGTACAGAGTGGGAAAATGTGCGTAGTTTTACTACTTGTTATGGCTTTACGGAAATTTTACCGGGGCGAATGGTCATAAATCTTATCACTTCTACTGATGGAAAGACCTATTTCAACCTGGTTGAAGGTGTTATAGGGGGAAAGATACACTTTGATTCTGGAACTACCGGATATGAAAATATTAAAGATAAACCGGATTTAAGCATATATGGGACGAAGGATTTACTCAATGCAATACAGTCTGATTTGCAAAATCAAATTGACGATAAGATTGAAACTTATTACGGTACTTCAAATCCTTGGAATAGTTGGCCGTCCGAGACTGAACCGGCTCATGTTGGTGATCTTTGGTATAATACATCTACCAAAATATTGCAGCGTTATGTCGGTCCTTCGTCTAATACATGGTCCCGTATTGAAGATGCTGATGCTATTGCGGCCGCCGAAGCAGCGAGCATGGCACAAGATACGGCGGATGGGAAACGGCGTGTGTTTCTTTCAACTCCTTATCCGCCTTATGATGCTGGTGATCAATGGATAGACGGATATGGTTCATCTTCAGGAACCATGCGTATTTGTGTTCGCAGTAGGCAGTCTGGTAGTTATGTTTCTTCTGATTGGCAAATAACATCGGCAGACGGCAATACGCAGGCAAGTATTGATAGGGGAATATTTACGGCAGCCGGATTTATGACGTTTGGTGGTTCTGCTGGAATGGTAGGCGATGGAGATATTCGTATTTGGTCGGGAGGCACAAATGCCAACAATGCGACATTCCAGGTAACAGCGGCAGGTGAAGTGATGGCGAAGAAGGCGATCAAACTGCAAAACCAACAGGCCGGTATCACAGGGGAAGGGACGGCAGATACTTCCGTCCGTTTTTGGGCTGGTAATGCAACTCCGGCGAGTGCCCCGTTCCGGGTTTATCAGAACGGCAATGCCTTTATCGGTGGGTTGCGTATGGAAAATGGAGGTCTGTTTTCTGATAACCAGTATTCCGGATTGTCAAATTCCAAGTTTTTCCTCTATTCCAACGGTGGAAGTGCCTTTTTGGGATTCTCTGCTACAGGGAAGTGGGCTGGTATCGGTCTCAATACACTTCCTGCGAGTACAGGTACGGCGGCACTTTTGAGGCTGGAGAATACCAACTCAGAACCTTATAGCACGAAATATGGTGCCGTTATAACCGTGTCCGGAGGTTCAAAAAATATCGCTTTGCTTACAAAAGGTGATATTCAGGTGGATGGGACTGTACAGGCAAATGTATATGTAGCCAAAAGCGTCAAAAACCGTATGTTGATTGGTATGGATGGAGCTGTAAGGATTGATAACAGTGATACGTGGTTTGTTTTTGCCAAGGGTATATGTGTTGGTGCACGTAAAATGCGTGAATATGATTCAAATGCTGACGAATGATACCTGGATCGTGAAAGTGAAGAAATAGTAATAATAAATTTAAAAAGCATTGCATTATGAAATTGAATCTAAAAGACAGAGTATTGATTTTGAAAAGCGTTTTACCTCCATACGATAGTCGTAGGGGGATTGAATTAAAAAAATCAATTGAAAAAAAAATCAAGTTGTCAAGTGAAGAGGCTGATGTAGCGGTCTTGACCAATAAAGGGTATGAGCAATACGAATTGTCATTTAAAGAGAGTGACCTCGTAAATCCCAGAGAAGAAAAGGACTTCCATTTGACAGATGAAGAGTTGAAGTATCTGAAAGAAAAGGTTGATTTCCTTGACAGGGACGGCCGTTTCTCGGATTACACGCTCCAAACCTATTCAAAAATAGCGGATGAACCATTGCTGGAACCGGTAGAAGTAGTAGAAACGGATGGTCAGACTGATGATTCGGTTCCCGAAAATAAAGGACAAATAGATGAAGAAGAAACATTTGCTCATTGAGATAAACATATATTTATTAACAATTAAAACAGTTTAGGTTATGAAAAAGATTTTGATGATTTTGTGTATGATGATTGTGTCTGTGGGTGTGTATGCTCAAAGCGTAGAACCGGTAAATTCTGACACTTCTTTTGTTGTAGACCTTGGTACTTTTACTGGGATTGTTGCCGTCGTTTCCTTTTTGGTGACTCAAATTTCAAAGGTTATTTCCTTTGTAAATGAGAATAAATGGGCGAAAATCGCAATATCAGTTTTTGTCGGTGCCGGTATTTGTGCGGCTTGTTGGGCTACAGGATTAGCACCATTCTTATCAGGATTAACTTGGTGGCAAGTGATTATTTATGGAGTGGGTGCTGGACTTTCTGGGTGTGGTTTTTATGAGATCGTGAAGCCGATATTGGATGCTTTGTTTGGGAAGAAAGAAGTGATTCGATTGGATAATTAAAAAGGTTTAGGTTATCAAGGCGGTGTGACAGGCCGCCTTTTGTATTTACTTGAAGATGTTTGAAAAATCTACAAGAAATAAACGTATATGGAGCAAATAGAAGGAGCAGTAACTGTTGCTAAGGGTATTAGTGACTGGGGTATGATGGCAATGACGGCGGCTTTCTTTTTAGTGTTGTCTGCAGGTTTAATGGTAGCTTGTTTTAAGTGGTTTAAGTCCATCATAAACGATATCATAAAAGGACAAAAGGATACGATGTCGGAGCTATTAGAAGAGACAAGAACCCAAAATTCGATGTTAGCAACATTGACAGAAGGGCTAAAGCCAGAGGTTCAGTTACGAATAAAAAATACATCAAATGTATATTTTGATCTGGCAAAAGAACAAGTTTGTCGAATGATTAAAAAGATTCGAGAAGAGAATCATATTGCTGATCGTGAGGCAACAGGTAAGAAAATACGGAGTTTGCTTCGTAATCTTCATGAAGATAGGAACAGTCGTTTTGATTGCTACATTTATAAAGGCAATAAGTTATCTTCTTATACTAATTCGGATTGGATTGAAAAGGTTGCTCTGGTTGTGGAAAGTGAAATCTACAATGAAAGTGGCCCTAATAACGGTAGGGCATATACGAATGTTTCTACGGTTTATGATGATATTAAATTAGATTTTTATCACCGTTTAAATGATGTGTAAAATGAAACCAGATACAATAATTATCCATTGCTCTGCAACCCGTGTAACATCTGATTATACGGTTGAGCAGTTGGATGTCGGCCATAAAGCAAGAGGGTTCAAGCGTCCCGTTCGGACGGAACCGCTAAAACATATTGGATACCAGTATTACATACGGAAAGACGGTACTGTTTATCCGGGCAGGCATGAAGATGAAACAGGGGCTCACTGCAAAGGCTGGAATAGTCGTAGTATAGGCATTTGTTATGAAGGAGGTTTGGATGCTTCTGGGAAGGCAGCGGATACCCGGACACCTGAGCAAAAAGATGCTATCAATAGTTTGGTGAATGATATTTGCCGTCGATGGAAGATTGTGCAGGTAATTGGGCACCGGGACACTTCGCCTGATATTAACAAAAACGGAGTGATCGACCCTTTTGAGCGTATCAAGGAATGTCCTTGTTACGATGTTATTCCGGAATATCCCAATTTTTTACCAGAAGTAACAGTACAGAGATGAAAAAATGGCATGTAATATTTTTGTTGATCGGTTTAGCTGTAAGTTTTTTTGTCGGTTATTGGACACGAGGAATTTGTGTAAAAAATGCACGGGTTCAATCCGACACGATAATCATGATTGATACAATACGGGATTCGGTACCGGTGCCGGTCCGGGAGGTAGTTACAAAGTACATCCAGGTACCGGCAGATACGATAACGAAGTATGTCAAAGGTGATACAGTGTTTCTTCCGGTTATACAAAAAGAATACTTAACATCAGATTATCGTGCCTGGGTATCTGGCTACAACGCGGCTCTGGATAGTATTGATGTTTTTCCCCAGACAGTCTATATCACAAAAAAGATACCGGCCAGACGATGGGGGCTAGGGGTGTCGACCGGGTACGGTGTCGGTCAATCCGGTTTGTCACCCTATATTGGTGTCGGGGTATATTATAGGATTTGGTGAGTTTGTTTTATAATTAGTGTGTGGCCATCCTTCCAGTGAATGTAGGATGGCTTTTTATTATAGTATATATATGTCGCAGTGATATTTTTAACTTAATTTCCTATATTTGCTATCTTATATGTAAAATGGATTATTTTGTTAAAATAATATTTTTATGCAAACTGTTTATGTATTAGACACAAATGCTTATCGTAATATAGTTCACGCAAATGCTTTTAAAGAAGCATATAAATATAAACTACATGGAGACATCTGCTTTTCGGTTGTTACAGCGATTGAGTTGTTACGTCATTTAGACTTTGAAGATAAAGCGTATAGTGACTGCAAAAAGGCATTATGCCTATTGGTTGATAATACAATGCATGAAGAACATGGTAGATTGATTTTCAACATTGTTCTTCCTGATATATTCACTTTTTTGTCATACTATTTTCTTCATTCAATACCAGAAGATAAGTTAGGGGGAAATATTATGCGTATTAGTTATCATATAACGAAAGAAGATTTTATAAATGAACAATCAATTTTATGGGTTAAAACATGTTATGATTGGATGATTGAAACTATGATTGATAATGTTCAAAACTATTTCGACTATATGTTTCAAAAGAAAAATACTTCTTGGGATTCTATATTTAAGGATAAAAATAGAAGAAAAGATTTTAATAAGAATCTTAATTCTGGCTGTTTTCATAAATATGTAGCTGAAGCTTTAATTCGATCTGTAGTCAAAGAGTCAGAGAAAGAAAATTTTGCGAATACTGAAATCTTTAATAAATTCCAATTAGACTTTTCTGTCTCTATAGACTTTTTTGTACAAAAAATATTGAGATTACTTACTACAAGTTCTGAGGCCATTAATAAATTATCAAAAATAGCAAAAGATAGGGAAAATAAAAGCCCAAAGTGGAATAGTTTTTTTGATATGCAATTAATAGCAGGGGTGGAATATTTAAATACCAAAGAAGTCAATGCTATCTTCGTTACAGATGATCAGGATATAATAAAATCATTTGAAAAAGCAGATAAGAAAAAATTAGTTATTACATTGAAAGAATATATGAATAAATTGAAGTTTTAAAAAATAAACGAATTGTTCATTAAATATGAGTCTATACTTAGAGTTATAACTAATTGAAAATTTTTATTATTTTATATGGGGGAGAGAAGAAGCCCCCAGCCGTTAGTAAAATCTCTAACCTTCCTACTAACACACGCATGCGACAGAACCGCATGGCCGGGGGCTAAATGCCCTCTTCCATGGTTCTGTCGCATTTTGTTGTTCGGAAAGTTAGAGATTGCAAATATAATTACTAATGGCAACATATCAAAACAAGCGGCCATGTAAATCCGACCAGGTCGTAAATGAGCAGTTACGATCAGGAAGAAAGGCTCTGAAATATGTCCGTCGTAAAACTACCGAAATGCAAGGTGTCTTATCAAGCTACCTTTCGTTCCCGGATATTTCTTCACCTATTTCATTTATAGAGTCGCTCGGTGATTTGAAGAGCGATAATGCTTCTTCGTCCGGTTTGTCTGAATAGATAAATTTCAGAACCATACTGTTGGCTTCATTGATTGCTTTGAAGTCTTTTTCTATATAAATGTCGGTGACTTTCATTTCTTCGTCAACGTGATTCAGACCTTCATGTACAACGTATTTGTTGATTTTTAAAATGTTGAGGGCTATTGTAGCCCATGAATGCCGGGCTGCGTAAAACTCCAAGTCCTCAATATCCAATTGTGAACCAATTTCTTTTAGCCCTTTGTTTACAGCTTGATTGAAGGTGTTCTCGTCACGATACATTTGATAAAATCGGAATACCCGTTTACCGGTTTGATCTCTGTATGCTTCAAATAGTTCTTTTATTTGCTCTTGTATTTCAATAATGATTTTGGCATTGTCGCTTCTCCGGCTTTTTGTTTTTTCACGGAAATAGGTTATTCGATCATTATTAAGTATAGTGCAGTTGAATAAATCAGCCGTATTCATACCTAATAGGCCGAATGATAGAATGAACACATCTTTTGCCAGGTTGAACCTGCAATTCTGTGGAACCTTTTTCCTGGCATTTTTTCTGTATAGATATGGAATGTTGATTATTGCCCGGATTTTTTCAGTTGGTAAACTTCTCTTTCTTGTTTTTTCTTCCTTGGGTATTTTGAATTTAGAAAAAGGGGACCAGGGAATAGGTATTTTACCAAACTCTTCATCGTTATATTTTGCCTTTGCTTCGTTGTGTAGATGACGTAGGTTTCCAAGGTATTGCGACAATGCCCGGTGGGAAGTTATTCGTTTGCCTTGTTTTGCCTGTATTTTGTTTCTTTCTTCTTTTTCTTTGATTAGCATATTTGCAAAATCTGTAAGAAGGCTATTGTTGATTTCTGATATATATAATGTGTCACGTTTAACAAGACGTTTGAGAGCTTTGATCGCACACTTATAGTTTTGTGCAGTACCTGTCTGTCCGTTTTGTTCCATCGCCACAATGAATTCATTGGCAAATGAAAAAAAGTCAATGTTACCCTCCTTGGGCTTACTTCCGTTTTCCAGTTCAGAAATTAGTTCTTCTATAGGCATACTTTTTAATCGTAGTCCGAGGTCAGCACAAATATTCTGGTATATATCTATGATCTTATCCGTTTTGTCGGTAATATTTTTTTTTAGTTTGAATGTACGAGTAATGTCATCGGCTTTTGCATAAATGGGAGTTGCCAGATATTTTATCTGGCGATTATGGGTTACTCGGATTTTTACATTCCATGTACCGTCGGCTTTTTTGTGATGTTTTTGTATTAATGATTTGAAGGTTGCCATACGCTTACATTATTTAGTGTGAAACATTTGTGAAACATTTCTATGCAAATATACAATTTACCCTTTGTAAAATGAATAGGAGGAAATGATAATAGGGGGCAGTAGAAATTTAGTGGGGATATCCATATATCTTTGCCAGCCTAAAAAGAAAAAACTTTCTGTCTGCCACTCCATGCAAGTTTGCCCTAAAGAGTTTGATTTTTGCATT